TTTATAAATACCTGTATATTCCTATCTATACATATCTGATATTTATATTTTAATTATATACTAATACCCCCCCTTGTGAAGGAAATGGGGGGGGTACAGCCTACCCAAAGAATTGAGATAAACATAAGAAAGTACACCTTTATACTACTATTACCTTAGCCACAATAAACAATAAACAATACTAACTAATACAAAATCTACTTCCTTAACCTCTCACCAAAAAATCACATCACCCCTCTTGACAAAAGGTGTACCTTTACTCTATAATGTAGGTATTATGAACAAAACTACAACAACAACTAATAAATCTAAATCACACGAACGAAGTGAGCTGGCTGTCAAGCCTCTTAAGTCTAAATCTAAAAACCAAGTTCAAGAAGACGATACCGTCCTTAACATCATCGGTGCAACTATTAGTATGGTACTTGCAGCCGTCCTCTTCTTCGGGGTCATCCACCCAATAACCTCTACCCCGTTCTGGGGGGCGAAACTTCTGTTCATTATTCTAGGTGGATGGATTCTATTCTTGTTTAAGGGGTTCGGTGGGGGAGTTTAACGCTTGTTTGCTATGATTAAATAAAAGAATGAAGAGGAATAATCTACTATGAAAAAGACTACTAAACGAAAGATAACACTAGAACTAGAACCTACTGACCCTAAGCTTGTGCTTAAACACATCTTAAAAACAGTATTCTTCATTATCTATTTATATGGACTGGTGACGATTACACCGCCTCTACTTGACGGATTATTCAGTGTTGACTTATTTACATGGTTAAAACCTGTGGTTAATGCTGTGCTTATGTTGATTGTCTACGGCCCGCTGTTTGCTAGAATATTAGATATATTAGACAACTCGGGTGGAGAAAGGTAAATAAAGGTAAGTAATTATGGACAAGACTAAATATTATAAATTGAAAAGTGACCTTCCGACCTTCAAGGCTGGTGATGTGTTCAAGATAAATTGGTCAGGACATCTTGAATATGTTAAAGGTGCACAAGAGGTGAAAAAAGGACAAGAGCTAATTGCATATACAAAGATGACTCTCGACAAATTCCCTGATATCTTAAAAGACTGGTTCGAAGAAATGCCGGATTATAATATCTATACGAAATGGCGAGCGAAAATCGGTGAGGGGTATTGGTTTGTTGATAGTGATGGCAGAATAACATTTACCAATGATTATAATTCAAGTGCTGATTTATATAGGTGGAGCACTGGTAATTACTTTGAGTCTAAAACTGAGGCTGAGGAATACCGTGAATATTTATATGCGTTCAACACTCTCTTAACTGACGCTAAGGGCGGTGGTTATGTCATAGGTGGGGATTATAACTGGAATGTGTATTATAACAATCGTCTGAAAAACTATGACTCAATTGATGGTATAGACGGCCCATCGATAGGCGGCGTTTGGTTCCAAGACTTAAACACTCTTGAACGCTCGATTAAACAACATCGTAGAGAGTGGGACACGGTGAGAGATTATTATAGGATTAACAGGAAATAGGTATGACTAAGAAGAATACGAGCGAAACGAACATCGAAGGCTTAGACGCAGAGTTAAAGATATTACCTCTTGATGATGTATTCCCTGACCCAAATAACCCTCGTGTACATACTGAAGACAATATCAAAGAGATTGCTGAGTCGATTAAAATGTTGGGCTTCAATAACCCTATTCAGGTCGTACCAGTTGATGATAACAAATACAAAATTGTAGCAGGGCACGGGCGATATGAAGCGTTAAAATCATTAGGAATTAAGGTCGTACCGTCTTTCATCTTGAAACACTTAGAAGGCGATGATGCAAGGGCTATGGCGGCGAATATTGCTGATAATGAGATTGCTCTGCACTCGTTTTATGATGAAGAGAAGTTAGCTACTGCCTTAAATGAACTACAAGAATTGTCTGAACAGCTAGTTGAGGCTAGTGGTATCGATATGGACAGGTTCTTAGACATTGCGTACGGTAATTCGTTTACCGAGGAAGACTCATTTGAGCTTAATGACACGACTGTCTCGTCTTTTAAGCAGGATGTCAATGATATTCGCAGTGTTGATAACAATAATCCGACGAAATTCGATGACTTCATTAAAGAGAATATAAAACCTCGTGATGTCTTTAAGGTCGGTAAGCTCGAACACCGTGTGATGTATGGTGATGCGAGCGATGCAGTTGATATGGAAATGTTAATGGGGGGTGGAGATGTATCTGCTGATTTACTGATTACCGATGCGAGACCTCTAAACAAAGGTGAGAGGCGAGACAGCTACCAGGCTTACATGACTGAAGTGTTCGGGATTGCGAAAGAGATATTGAACCGAAATGGTAAAAAAGGTGGGAACTTCTATGTTTTATACCCTAATGAGGTGACGCTTGAGGTCTTGAACGCTCTAGAAGACGCTAAGATGTACCGTGAGCAAAATCTAGTCTGGGTAATGAACAATATGTTAGTGAGCGGTAAATACGATTACAGGTGGCTACATGAGAATATCGTCTTTGGGAAGAGTAATGATGATGATGACTATAATCCTATCGTTCATCAAGACATTGCGTACGGCTTTACTGAGAAAAAACTCAAATCATGGAACAACGACAAGAGGCAGCCGTCTGTGATACAGATTGACGCTAATTCGACTACTAAACCGCTAAAACTCGTTGGTTATTTCATTAAGAACCATTTAGAGGTGGGTGGCAATATCTTAGACTTGTTAGTCGGTAGTGGTACTGGTTTAATCGCTTCTGACCAGCTACATCGCCATTATTTCGGTATTGATAATGATAGTGAAGCGATTTTAACTGCTTTATGTAGGTTTGCTCAAGATACTCGTTATGAACAACCAATCATCAACGAGAGAACTGGTGAGAATATCACTGAAAAAATAAAACAATTGTTGAAATAGTGTGATATTGTAAGGGTGAGGTGAATATATTTATCTACCTTGTACCTTACATGACCAAAAAAATAAACAATTGATGTAAATTCGAAGGGGGGCGAGTCAAAATGGTTCAAGCAGCAAAAAAAATCGTCTGTGTCGCTGTGGTTGATAACGACTTACAGCGACAGAACCTAATTCAATGTATTGAAATACTGAAAGGTACTCCAGTATTGACAAACAACACGACCGTACAAGTTTCTGTTGACTGTGAAAACGGTAAAAACAAGGAACAGGCGGAAAAGCTCATCGAGCTATTCGAACATTACTGGAGACACGATATTACTTTCTATACCTAGAAGACGACAGCTTATATTTAGTGTCTCTTCGCCTACAATGAAGACAGGGGGTGATAAAAAAATTGTTGTGTCCCACCTTTTGTTTTTAGGGTGGGTGAAGTTTATTAGTTTTGTTTGTTTGCTTTTGTTTGTTTGTTGTTTTATAGAGAAAGGTGGTGATGTCTATAGTGTTTTGATGTTTTTGGTTGTCCTAAGCTTAATCCCCCTGTGAATTGCAGGGGGATTTTTAGGATTTTATAATTATTCAGACAACAATTGTTTATACACTTCATACGCTACCTGAGCCATCATGACTGGTGGGACGCTCATACCTTGTACATAGTTAGGTGAAGCGTCTAGGTAGTTGTAATCATGTGGGAAGCTAGATATATCGTCTAGCTCTTCTTTATACACCGTACGACACTCTAATGCGTCGTATAACATTGATGACGATGCAACTGTAAATGGTACCTTATCAAGAGCTAACTTCTTCGCACCTGCTAAAAACACCCCCATTGGACAGCCAGGCTTGGTTTCGTGCCAATAGTTGATTTGTGTTGTGGTGTAAGGAAGCGTGCGAAGTGGCGTGCCAGAGCTTCTTCTTATCTGGCCAAAGGTGATTGGGGGCTCATTAAATGATAATTTGAGATGTTTACCTAATCTATTCGCTACAAAGAATACTCGTCTTCGCATCTGTGGCAAACCCATATTCGTACCGTCACATAAGAAGATGTCGATGTTATACCCCATCTTCTTAAAACGAGCCACGATAGCGTTGACATATTTAACTGCCTTACCTCTGATAATCCCCTCGACATTTTCTGCAATGACGACTTTTGGCTGCATTTTCTCAGCTACATCGAGAAAATCAAAGAATAGTTTGTCTAGTTCTTGCTTAGCTTGTCCCTCACGGAACTTCTTCTCTACCCCCCATGCTTTTTCACGAGAGCCTGCAAGCGAAAAGGTGGAACATGGTGGACTGCCGTCTAAGACGTCTACTGTTGGCAGGTCGTCTCTTGTTAGTAAGTCTTTTACTGGACACAAGAAAAACTGTTTAGGGTGATGATTTTCTTGATAAATGCGAGCCATTTGTGGGTCGATATCATTAGCAGCTACGACATCGTACCCTGCTAGTTTATAACCCATAGATGACCCACCACCACAAGCAAAGGTCGACATCACGGTATGATGATGATGCTCCGCACCTTTTGCTGGGTAGCCGTCTTTTAAGTTCCAATCATAATTGAATTTCATATATCTTTATCATAGCAGATAAAAAATAGTCTTGACATCTATATTCTATAATTGAAGCAGAAAGGAAAGGAATAATATTTTATGGCTCTAACACTAGCTCCGAAGGACTCTGCCACCCCTATCACTAACGAAGAGTGTACCTCGCTAAAGAACAACACGGGGCTTGCTGTTGGTGACAATAAAAATAACTGCGAAGCCTTCAACTCTGATTTATTACCACTTATCAAGCAAGAACTTGACGCTATTGAACATGGCAATAAGCCTATCTTCATGAACGAAGACTCAAAATGCCAAGACGGTGACCCAAATCCCACCATTGCTTCAATGCTTTCAAGAATCTACCGTGTCGCTCAAGCGATTGCGTGCAATCTCTGTACCTATGACCCTGCTCTTGTGACAAGACTAAAAACAGGTAAAGCTAACCAAATCTTATGGGGACAAGGGGTAAATAATCTACCTCTGTGGAAAAGTCTTGATACTACGGTGAATAAAGGTTCATCTAATATTGCTACTGCTGATGCGGTAGCTGAAGCTATTCAAACTGTCTTGCTAGGTACATTTCATCCGTGGAAAGACCATACAACATTTAACTATTATGCTGAGTCTTTAGATGATTTGAAAGAACAAAATAAAACAAATCCACCATCGTCTAACAACACTGCTTTAATCTCACCAACTGAGGTTTATGTTTTTACTAATAATCAATGGAATAAAAGAGAAACCCTCAAAACCCCTGAGAACTTTGCTATTACGCATATTAACAAAGGTGCATATGAAGATAAAGAAATCTACTTCTTCTTCGACCCTACTAAATCTGTTGCTACATGGAATGTCTTAGATACAAACCTTGGTAATGTCCAAAGAGATATTGATACGATTAAGTCGATGCTAAATGTTGCTGTGTCGTCTGGTGATGGGAACCAATACATCATGATGACGAAAAATACATTAGCTGAGGCTAAGGCTGTTCCACCAACTGCTGGCAAGACAACCATTGTCTTAATCACGGAGGAAGACTACTAAAATGAGTACTGGGCTTGCCATTAAGGCTTATACCAATATCATTTCTGGTGGCTATCACGGTGAGGAATATGGGGCGAGCCGCCAATACGCTGATTGGACTGATGTGCCTCTTAATGGCTCAGTTGTTTCTTCATACCACTATCGTGACTCTGATTATGGCCTTAACCACAGGTCAACGAGGGTGACTGTCACTATTTTAGATAAGTGGACATCTGTATTAGAACCTGATAACTCATACACAATCACTGTCGACTCGTTTTTACTAGGCATTGAGCGAGGCGATAGGCGAGGCTATGCAGGCCCTGTGCCACGCTCTATCATGGTTAGACAGAACACCGTAGGCCCATGGCTACATCAATGGCCACGCACGACTACTAATGCTGTGACGACAATCTTCTCTGGTAATCTATCTATCGGGCGAAAGGTCTGGCATCTCTACCCTGAAGGCACCCCAGGCCAATTAACTGAGTCGTCTACTGGCTCGATTTACTACCGAAATGTGGTCGCTGGTCATGAAGGTACCCCACCGCCGTCTATATATGTAGATGAGTTTTTCATGGGCATGAACTTCAAGAACACATTGCCTCGTAGGTTAAATCCACCTACCCTGAATAAAATTGTCCAAACCCCTGATATCTGTCTCTACCAAGCTAACGCTGGACTTAGGCTCACTATGGGGAATATTCCATCAAATGATAATGACGAACATACTGTGTTTTTGCAAATCGCAGCCGATAATAATTTTACTGCCCCAATCAATTTATACGCCAAGGCTAGACGAAGTGCTGATGGTACAACTTATTTCAACTTTCCTGATGCGAAATTAAAACCAAATACGACCTATTATTATCGTGCGATTTTGAACCAGCCAGACAGATATTTAACTGATTGGAAAGGTGGCGAATTTAAGACCATCCCTGTTATTCACCCTAGCGAGGCGGTTCCCCCGATAGATGATGATGTATGTAATAAACTAACAACTAATATCTTGGTAGAAAGGTAATCTAAGAATATGCACAGAGGACTACAAATCAAAAACCTGACCCAGATTATCTCTGGTGGCTATCGAGGCGAGTATGTTGGCGTTACTGGTGCTGGGCTAGAGTCTTGGACACCAACACCGCTTAATTCATCGATGTCTAGTGTTTATTACTACACCGACTCAGATAGTGGGAATAACAACAACTCTTCTCGTGTTTATGTGAAGGTGAGAGATGAGTGGACATCTACTATCAATCAAGCTGATAACTCAATTACGGTTAAGGTCACAACCTATTTAATAGAAGTCTCTCGTGGAAATATTATCGGCTTCCCAGGTACTGCTACTCGTGTAATGAAAGCGTTTCCAGATAAAGGCGGGGCTTTAGCTTGGACTGCCAGTGGCTCACCAAATGCCAACATCACTTATCTAAATGAGAATAATAAGGTTAAGCTCGCTGAGCGTACTTTTACCCTTGCCCCAGGAGAGGAAGCTGGCAAAGGTACGATTTACTATAAAAACTTCTTTGAAGGCCATGAAAACGACGCTCTGCCGTCTATCTATGTTGATGAGATGTGGATTGGTACCCAGTTTAGAAACACCTTAATTGGCAAACCAAACGCCCCTGTGTTGTCACTTAAACAACAGTCTTCTTCTAACTGTGAGACCTCAACTGCAGTAGTGAATATTAGGCAAACTGGCTTTAACGATTACAGAGCTTCATCTATCTTTGTAAGATATAAAACCTCTGATGGACAATTCGGTGAATATTTTAAGCTTGCTTCAACTGAAACTGCTGAATTGACAATCCCGAACCTTATGCCTAATACCTCTGTCGAGGTCGAAGCTTATTCTCTTGGTGATGGTAAAGAATCTGACCACAAAAAACTGACCTTTACCACCACTACTCGTCCAGTCGCTTCAGACATTAAACTAGTCGCACAAGAAGCTAACCCTGATGAAACGACCGTCCATGCTACGGTGAAGTTGACTAACCCTGATAACGATGTAAAAAACTACGCTAGATATGGTTATAAAAACAAAAGTCTATTTGTTCCACTTCAACGACCTAAGGAAGGTTCGTTTGAAGCTAATGTGCAGCCAGACGGCAGTATTGTTGTTAATGGTACAACAAATAATGGCTGGGGTGAAAACTTGACTGCCGGCTCGCCAATTGAATTAAAGAAAGGCAAACAATATACATTTTTGCTAGATGCTCCGTTCTTGGTAGGAATTCGTGCCAGATTTTCATATAAAACCCCTACGCTTGGCAACCTTACCCCGAAAGAGTTTTATATTCCTGCTGGCAAGCTTTATACTGCCTATATTCCAGATGGCGACATAAACAACATCTCTCTCTATTTCGCCTTTAGTAGTGAAAAAATCAGTCACCCATATACTTTTAACAACACCCGTTTCAAATTGACAATAAATGAAGGCACAGCGGTTAATGACGCTATTGTTGATTACCATGAACAGTCTGTCGCCCTTCCAGAAGGTGAAGGTTTGTATAGATTAACTGATAATGTCTATGATGAGGTGAAGGTCGAAGGTGGACGAGTCAAACTCGTGAAGAGGGTAGGGAAACTTGAACTTACTGGTGAGGAAAACAGTATTACCCAATATTACATCACTAAGGCTGGCACTATCGGTTTTAAGTATAAAAACCCGTCGGAAGAAAAAATCTTCGTTCAGCAAAATTCTGTAGCTAATATTATCTGTTCACATCTTAATGCGATTAACGAAGATGCTGTCTATACGACAAGAGAAAATAAGACTGGTGTGTCTATCTATGGTGGTTTTAGGGATTTTCCGAAATATTCAAATACTATGGGCTTTTGGTTTACCGCTCCAGATGCTCTTAATTTAGGTATTACTGATGTCGCTTCGTTCAAGAACTGGCTGAAAGCTGAAAAAGCCAAAGGCACACCTGTAACTGCCTACTATGAGATGAAAGACCCTGTAATTACTGATTTAGGGGCAGCTGAATATACTGATTTACAACCTGTGATTGGTGAGTTGTCTCAGAATAGATATGAAGGCAAAAATCTTGTTAAATTCGACAAGAACTATGTCACTAATGGTGTTTCGGTAAAAACTAATGCCAATGGTCGTATCACCGAGGCTAAAGGCACAATGACTGCTGATTGGACTACAATATCTGCTTTTTACGACAATGCTTTATTCCCTGCTGGAAAATATACCTTCTCTGTCGATAGAGGGTTGAACCACACCCTGACCGTCGCAGGTAATTATGTTGTCGGTGGTGGGTATCTTAACTCTAATTTGAACGCTGGACAGACCAAAGTGACCTTTACTGCTGACCGACCTTTTAGAACTACCCGTATTAGTCTCAGTGACGCTGTTGGTACAAATATCGACCTTGGGGCGTTCACCCCTAAACTATCATTTGGTGAAGAAATTACTGATGAACCATTTATCGGCGATGGTATTCTTGCTGGGTATAGAAATATGTTCGATGAATTCTCTGGGCTTCCTGTAAATAAAAATGGACTGACCTTAGCCAATATCGATGGTGTATTGAGGCTTTCTGGTACACCAGATAGAGGCTGGGTGCAACTTGTCGGTCGAGACATTACAGGGATTTTAATGGACAACAGAGCATATACAATTGCTCAATATAACAACCCAAATACTAAGTTCTATGTCGAGATTTCTGCTCGTAAAAAAGACGGCAGCGGTTCTGATGTAATTGGCAATAAAACCTCTAAAACCCATAACTTTACTGCTGACTTTACGAAATATGACAGGTATACTATGTCAATTATGTGTGGCAGGCAAGATGATAATACTGCTACGCTTCCTCTATTTGGCAACTTTGGCCTTTATTATGGTACTTTTAATGAGAATAACCTGCCTGAATATTCACCGTATTTGACCCCTCTTACTTCTCCTCGTCCACAATCACCACAGAAGATTGAAGGTCTAAGCTTCTTAGACTCTTACCCTGTAACCCCAATAGCATTATCTTTTAATGATACTAGCACTTCAGTTGGTGTGGCTCACACGAAGGAGAGCAATGGCTATATCAAAAGCAACGGTACTATGTCTACAAGTTGGACAACCACCAATATTCAACAAATTAGCCTCGCCCCAGGCCTATATAGGTTAGAGCGAACTGCAACTGGCAACTTCAAACTAAATGCCGACTCAAATACTGGTGGCAATCACACAATCGCTTCTATCCTCAGCTGGGAGAAAAATACAACCTTTGTTGTCGATAAAACAGAGACAGGTGTCTATTTCCCATACCTTTCGCACCCAGGTTTTGCGTTTAATAATCTCATGAACAAAATCACCTTATCTACAGCAAAATATAAGATTACTCTGCATAATAAAAATATTTATGATGTAGCTGGTAATAACCGTAATAATAACGGTATCTCGTCTTCAAGAAATGGTGATAACACATGGTCATTTAGCGGTGTTATGGGCAATACTGGTTGGGCAAATATTACTAATGCATCTAATTTCACCCCTATTCTTTACCCAGGTACTTATACCTTTTCTATTGACCACCCACCTGTCGGCTACAATGTCATATTGAAGCTACAAGGCGACTCAGGCCCGAAAGATGTGCCTATTTATCAGAACAATATGTCTACTACTTTTACTACAAATGTGCCGTATAAGTCTGCTTATGTCTTCCTTCAAGCCCCAGCTGGTACGGTCATCAACGACACTCAACGCTTCCAACTTGAGAAAGGTGAAATTACTGCTAATCCATCTGTCATGACAACTCTCGATAATTCAAAATGGATTGAACTCGGAAAAGACGGGGTATTAACAATCCCTAAACTTGATACCTCAAAAGAAGTGATTGTCCAATCATATTCATCGAAAGACGGCGTGTGTTCGCCCATTAACAAACAGATTACCTTTTTCACCCCAACCCCGATTAACGCCCCTATCTTCTCTACCCCAACCCAGACAGATACAGGGACTTGTATAAATGTGAACTTCCCATTTACTCAACCAGATGGAAACCGTTTCAATACCGTTAAACATCGTTATTCATATCATGTGAATAATAGCGAGTGGAGTGAGTTTGTGAATATCACAGAGCTTATCGCAAGGCTGTCTTGTGTTGCTTACAGCTCATATGTCTGCGTGAGGGCTTACTCTGTTGGCGATGGGCTAAGAGGCGAAACTGGTGAAACCTGCATTACCGTGTCTGCTAAGACACCAGATGATACCCCATATAACGGCCCTTTGCTAATTAACAATGTGCTATGCCAGAGTCTATCTAACCTTGCCGAACTCATCTGTGAAGAGTGGAATGCGATTAAGGAAGATGAAAGAGAAATCTACACTAACGATGAGCATAAACTTGCTTGTGATGGCGACCCAGAAGACCCTACCCTCTTCTCAATGCTCTCTCGCATCTATCGCTTCTATACTGCGATTAACTGTTTAATTTGTAGCGGTCTTAACGATGACTTCAATATTTATAAACAAGGTGGGGCTGGAAAGGTCTTTATCGGTGGAAAATGGATTACGCCTGCAAAGAACTTCAATGATAAGGCTACCAACCCTCTCGTAACTGGTGGTGCGATTTATGACAAATTACAAGAATCAATCCAGCCACTTTATAAATATTTCAAAACCTACGATTACCTAGTCTACTCTATCGACCATTTAGCAAGTAGTGAGGTAACACCGATTAAGGGCGACACAGCACTTGCTAGAGATGTTGAATATACTTACGATGGTAAAAACTGGGTGAAAGGAAAGACTCAGGACTTGCATGACTTTGATATGGTTCATGTTAATAACGCTACGAACTATCAGTCTTTTAACGCCGGTGCTAATGTTGTCAAAGTGTCTGCTGGCTCTGGGTGGTACTGGTATGGTAATACATGGAACCAATTAGACGCTTCTGTCTCAGATGCGTATGATGACTTGTCTGAATATCTAAAATCCAATTTCGTATCGAGACTAGATAATAGAAGGAGGATAAAGTACGAAATACTTAATCGCAATATTGATGGTTCAGTCACCGCACCAGTAATTCAGCCTGACCCGACTTCAAAAACAATCTACTTTATCACGGAGGAGATATAAAATATGGCAAACGGACAATTTATCTGTGAACTAATCGTTAATGTCAATGGCTCTGGCATCACTGCTCAGATGCACTACCGCCATAGGTCTGGTGGCTCATTTTCGTATTTTGACCAAAATTTCCCTGTCCCAACAATGACTATCGACGGTCAGGTCTTCCAAGATACGGCCTTCCAGAACTGGGTTAGAAGTGGAATACAAGTCGGTGATGTTTATACAACAAATTTTTATAAGGCCTGTGCAAATGGGGAAAGAACCGTCACATTTACTGCTGGGCGAGGGTATCGTAATGACTTTGAAGGCTCGTGGTCTAGGACTGTGACAATAAATACTGGCTCTACTACCCCTCAAAATCCGTATGCGGCTCTTATTTCTACCAAGTGGAACGAGGTGGTGATGAGAACCTCTGTCTCTAGCTGGGGGCAAACAGGGGCTGGTACCCCATGGCATGAAGGCTTTATTGCTGATAAGAATTCGACATTACAGAACCTTGGTGATACTTCTCGCTCTAGTATGGGGCTGAAGACTGTCACCCGAGACTTATCGACGACCTTTACTTTTCCTGCACCTTCATACCCACTGGTTAGACGAGGTGGTCAGATTGAAATAAAGGGTTGTCTAGATTTTAAGCTAGCTTGCTACACAAATAATGCACATACTGGGAACGCTAGTTATGTTTCTAGTGAGGTCTTCCATACCCCACCTGCACCGATTGACACTATTGAGGTTGTCAAACAATCAAGAGTGTCTTTGACTGAAACTGCTGTCACGATTGCGATTACTGGTGGGGACAAAACAAAAAACTACGATGCAAATGTCACGACTGGATATTCATATACGGTGAAAGACGGCACCCCTACTGAGTGGACTGCACTTCCTACCGCCAAAAAACCATGGGAAAAACAACAATTTGAGGTGAGGTTCCCAGCAGGTAAACAAGTTGAATTCAGAGCTAGACAAATTTATCAAAACCAAGAGTCAGAAATCAAAACCACTAACTTTGTTGTTTATAAACCATTGTCTGGGGTAAAGGTTAAAGATGTCATCGTCATGAAGGACACTATTAAGGGCACTGTTGAAATCGCAGATTTAGGCTCACCTGCTGAAGATTTCACTACGCTTGAAATGGGGGTGACGAAGAAGAATACTGGGTTATATGGGGCTAACCCTCGTATCATTGTTTCTACGAAGGTTAATGTGCCAAATAAAGCTACCGCCTTAACTCTCAGTAATTTTAATTCTGGAAAAATTGGTAATCCAGATTTTACAATCACATCAAACACGAAGTATTATCTAGGTGTTTATGCCTATAGTCCGGCTACTAAGTTTAACGCTCAGAGTGGCGATGATTGGTCAGGCACTGCTGGGTATCAAGAGGTTATTACTCTTCCAGAAACAACGGAAGTCAAATTCACCAATAATGAACTAGCGAATAATAAGGTGACGACGACCTTAACTGCTACGATTTTGTCGCTAGGTGGCGAAGCATTAGAATTGACCCCACAATATCGATATTCTTCTGATTATGGGTCACATTGGTCTGAGTGGGGCAACTTAACCCCTAACCTACAATCACAGAGTTTTACTATTCCTGATTTGCCGTTCGGGTCAACCATTTTTGTCGAGTCTAGGACAAAGAACTCGAAAGAGCAATTCTCTGCAACATCTACTTATAGATACATCACAAGTGATAGGCCACCGATAATTGAAGAGTTCACTTATAGCTTTGATGAACTTAGAAGAAATAAAATTAAATTCCACTTAAAACTCTCATCTGTTTACGCATCTAATTCAATCATTAAAAATGCGACATTACGCCTTGACGGTAAAGAAATACGCCTACTAACAGACTCAACTGCTATTGAAGCTAATGCAGAAGATAGTCTGTCGAATTATCGTCCAAATGCTGTCTTATCATATTATGTTTCAGTTAGTACTCGTGATGAAGTGTTTCAATTGTTAGAAAGCACAATCCAACTGCCTCGCCCGATTATCGGTGTGATAGTTTACCCTAACGGTGAGAAAAAACTAATCACAGATGTGGTCAGTTCTACTGGCCCAGACCAATTTACAGACCGACTTGACAGGTCTTTTACAAAACTGATTAAAAGATAAACCTTTTATGGTATGATAGCGGTATACGACATCTAAACAAGGAAATATATCTTTATGGCAATTCGCCCAGAAGTACTACAAAAAATATTAAGTGATGCTGATAAAGCAGAACCAATCTCTGGAACTGTAAATGTCTACGACCCAGAGAACTACAACAAAATCCGTGCTAGACAAGAAGCTATGTCTAAGCTTAACGAAGTAGGCCGTGATGGCTACATGGAAGAACAAATCGGTGAAGGGGCGATTGAGTTTAACCCAAACGGTACACTCAAAAGCATTGCTCGTACTCAACCAAAGGTTATCGACCCTCGTCGCTTAACTGCTAACCGTTATGCAAAACAGACTGTGACAGCTGGCACGCTTGGTCTTCGCCCAGGTACCGATATTCTATTTGCATTTGGTGGTGCGGTTATTCAAGCTTTTGAAAACACTACTTTGACCCCACAGGTGAAGGTCTATCGTTTTCACTACAATACTAGCGTCCATGATTGGCAATTCGTGCGTGCTGAGCTAGTCGAAGATAAGTTCGCTTATTCAACCATGACCTCGTCTCTCGATGGTGCATCCGCTCTTCATCTTATTCATTTAATTGAAAATGATACGGTAAAAGACACCAATATCGATGGTGATAGCCTAGAAAAGGTCTTGACCAGCAAGGAAAAGAATAGTGGTGAAGGCTTGACTGACGAACCAGAAGAGGCACAAGAAGAACCAAAGAAGGACAAATAATGACTTCCGCCCCTAATGTCCCTATGGACGATGAAGCCTTGGCACGAACTGAAAATGGCAGGTTCCATATTCACCCTCTTGTAATCGTAGACGGTGAGATGGACTTCGGCAAATATAAGCAGAAGACTCGTCGCATGATTTGTCAATCTGCTTATGTGAACAAAGAAGGTCGGATTTCTATCTGCAAGAACCCATGCTTCACTGTTGTCGGCGAAGGGACTGGTGACCAAACCCAGATTATTGAGTGTGGCAAATGCCGTACCCAATATGTTATTCGCAGGCAACACAACGCCCAAGGGAATACATTATTCTCTACCGCTGTTTGGGCGATTGGTAGGAAAATTGGTGAAAAAGGCAAACTCTGGACAGACAGAAAAGACTGGTCAGACCATATTATCTTTGGCACAGAAAAAAATAAAACAAAATAATCTGTGCTATGATGTGCCTAGTAGTATCGACCCCTCTTAGCTAGTAATATTAACAACAACGAAAGGTAATAATATGGCAGAGAAAGTCTATACAAAGACTCTAGTGCTGAAAGCAGATGGTGGCGATATCACCCTTACTGGTTCTCGTGCTTACGCTGTTCAGCGCCGACTTGATGATAATGGTGATTTAATCCACTTCACCGATAGCGTCAACAAGAAGCAGACCAATTACTACAAGGTCAACGGTAACTCTTGCACATTTTGTCTTGTTGCTACTGTCACCGCAGGTGATGCAGTTCCAGCTGAAACCGACAAAATCAAGGCTGACGAAGAACTTGGTAAATGTGCTTAATAGGGTAAGGAGAATTAACCATCATGGCTAAAGAAGAAGAAACCAAAACCCCTACCCCTATTGAAGACACTGTTGAAAATACCGAAGAGGTAATTCAAGAAGTCGAAAACGCTGTTGAGGAACATATCGAAATGGCAAAAAGCGTCGATGAAATGATTGAGGAAGCCCCAGCGACTACCTCAAATGAAACTCAAGAGTATCTACGCAACCTCATCAAAAACGCAACTAAATAAGAACTGGAAGGACGATACAACACTTATGCTATTTAAGCTACATGACTTTATCGAAGGAGCAATCCCTCGTATGATTTATAAGACATCTGCCGATGGTAATAGTGTTGTTAATTCTCGTGTGACATTTATGCCAGGTGAGGTTTATGAGGCTGTGGATGACACCCTTATTCGTCTAATCAAAGGCGAGATTGGTGATGTCAGACAAAAATCACTCTTAACCAGTGATTTGAAACAGACCTTAGAAACCAATGGTGTAGATTACACCGTGACTAAATGTGCTTCCTGTTCTGGTGCGAAGCCTTATGCGTTATACAACCCATTTAAGATTTTGGAGGAAAAATAAAATGACACTTCCGTCTGGGACAACAGCTTCTCGTGCCAAAGAAAACACTACCATGAGACAGAAGATTAAGTCTAAATGGGACAAAAAATGTCGTTATGAAGTGGGGACTAGTGAACCACTTCCAAGACAATTCAGTCTTGAAGGTGCCAACTTCTCATCATCTCTTAAAACAGAAGGTGAGAACTGGTGTCGCTTAATCGACGAAGGTGTGGTGGTAGACAACGGCTTCTTTACTGGCGAACCAATGGCTTATGCCGTTATTCGCAAAGGAGTGTTGAAGAAATGGTACGAAAGCTTAACTGATGACTTTGTCGGCACAATCGATAAAGACCACAATAGGTCTATTGACCTCGGATTGTTCACTAAGAAAGATTTACGCTTAGTTGAACTTGAAGATGGTCGATACGCAATCGATGTCAATGTAAAACTCGACCAAGAGCTATACGCCGTCAAAGACTTGTTAAAAATGAACAACCGTACTGCTCTATCAGTTGAAATGTTTGTTGATGCTGATGAATACGCCACCGCTGAAAAAGTGACTGGCGATGAGTCTCAAGGTAAATACCTTGTCCCTCTCATTGACGACCTTAAGATTGAAGGCTACGCTGTTTGTTTAGCCCCTAAATCTGCAAATTCCTACAAAGACGGTTTGCTGGAAAATGCAGGTTCAACCGATATTAACCTAATCAAGGAAAAAGAGTTTTCTATGAAGAAAAACGAAGAACTCAAAGCCCCTGCCCTCGAACAGGTCGACGCATCTGCAGGCCCAGATGTTGAGGTTACTACTGAGGTCGCTGAGACTGAAGCTGTGGAAACGCCAGCTGTCGAAGCTACTGAGGTTGAACCTGTCGAAGCTACTGAAGAGGCGGAACAAGAGGTGAAGGAAGAAGCTGTTTCTGAAGAAGAGGACAAACTCTCTGCAATCGAAGCAGAAATCAAAAACCTCAAAGCTGAAAACGCTTCTTTGAAAGAAGAAAATGCCGATTTGAAAGCCCAACTCACTGTAAAAGCAGAAAAGGCATTTGCCACCGAGGAACGTTTAACCAGTATCCTCGCTATGGCTGCTTCTGATGCCCCAACGGCTGATGAGGGTGGCAAAACGACACCTGAAGAAGAGAAAAATAAAACTGAGGAAGTAGATGCCTATACAGCTGCATTTGCTGAACTCAATAAGGAGCAATAAGCCAAATGAACCCAAATGAAATCTTCTCTGGCAAGAACGCTATCACCACCGATGAAGCAATGCAACTTGCAGCGTCAACCAACGCTATCGGTGCTGTTACCAAAGGTATTCAGCCAGATAACTCAAAATCTGTCATTAGCCACGCTAACGACGGTTCAGACCCACTTGTAGCCCGTCTTCTTAACAACGGTGTTGCAAATGAGACTGAAATCCTCCTCGACCCATGTAAAACTGGTCGTGAGAAATATTACTTCCAAACCCCATTTGTCATTAACGACACTCTAGTCGGTAAAGACGATGCTGGTAGCACTTGTTGTGTTGGTACCCCAAGTCTTGAAGGCTCTCGCTACAAGCTTGACCTACACGAACTCTGTGTGAAAGACTGTGTCAGCTCTTCTCTCGATGAAATGCTTGAAAACGCTGTCTTCCAGAAGTCACAAGACACTCGTGACCCATTTACTGAATACGGCAAGTCTTTCGCAGCCAAGCGTGCTAAATTCGTAGCTCGTTATGCTAAGTTCATCTTTGACCGCAACCTCATCTTAGGTACTACCCAGACTAACGGTGATGCTCTCCGTCCATTTAACGGTCTCATCTCTCGTCTTGCTGATGCTCGTACCCTTAAGATTGACGGTTCAGCTGGTGTTCTTGAGTCTATCATGATGGCTGACTGCCGTTTGATGGCTATGGGTCGTGAACTTGGTGGCTATGTCATCGCTATCAACCCAATCTTGATGCCAACTCTTCGCCAAGAAGTTCGTACCTACCTCAAAGCTGACCCGTTCTCTGACTGGAAGCTCGTAGGAAACACTGTTTCTTACCGTGGTATGCCAATCGTAGCTTCTCGCTTCGTCGATGTCGACCTTTCTGACAACACTACCTCAGTCTGGTTGATTGACCCAAGCAAGGTCGGTATTAAGACTGTTTACACCCCAACAGGCCCATACATCAAGCGTATCGACTCTCAAGACGACTGTGGTGGACACTGTGTGTCTATGCACCTTGCTGGCTCAACTGTTGTTACTGACTGGAACGGCTTAATCTTAATCAACAATGTTAAGCTTGCTTCTATCTGTGATAGCCTTGTCCTCAGCGGCCTTGATAATTATGTCAACTCTGGTGTCGTTGGTCAGCTTTACCCAAAGGCAACCCTCAACCCAAAGTTAGTCTAATTAGCTAGCTAAGAGTAAGAAAACACAAAAGACAAACCCCCCTTGCAATATAGGGGGATTTGTAATATCATAAACACAAGAAAAGCGATAGAGCCCACCATTTATCGCTTTTTTTACGCTCTGGTTAAATTGCCCATTGAGCTAAATCTTCATATAACGCGTTTAATGCATCATCAGACATACGGCCAAAGTTAGGGGTGTCAAGACCGTATTTATTCATCATCTTAATACACTTTTGTCTCTTAATATTACGCTCAGTAGTAGCTCTTGTCACATAATCTCGGTTAGTGACTGATTTGCCTGCCTCTGACCCCCCACCGTTTTTCATGCGAGCTACGACTACTTGACGGATTCTAGCGTTAGGCTCAGCCCATTGCTTCTTAGCAGCGATTGAAGAATTTGGACGAGGCTTACCTTTAGGCCAGCTTGGCTTGGTTCTTCTCTTACCTAACATTTGTTGTTTCTTACTGAGCTCCTCTTTAGACAGAGGTGGAAAATACAAAGATAGTGTAGGGTTAATATAGATTTTCGTTCCCTCCATGAACTCAGGAACTTCGTTGTTATTATTGTCCACCATAAACCTGCACCATATCATCTACGCTAGTGTTATTATCGCCTCTCAAAATACCTGACAAAACCAATGAACGCACAGCTAGACAGAGTGAGTCTAGTGCGTCTGGTGACTGTCCTAGACGGCGTTTTATCTCTTTCTTCGCTTCAATCTTAATCTTTTGCCCTTGCTCTGAATTGCCTACTTCTCGAATTTGTTTAATCAAATCATCATAATACTCTGGGGCAATAAACATCATCTGAGACTCACATAATTCTTTTAGGTCTAAGTGCATCTCGGCACGCTTGTTTAATGCCCACTTCGCATTGAAGTCAGTTTCAGCTCGCCACTCGGTTGGCAAAGAACCGAAAGCTACTGGCTCGATGTCTAAGTCAGGGGAAAGTCTTAGTAATGTCTCATATAGCTGAACACCCATACCAATATCGATTGAGACTCTTTCTATTCCGTATCTTTCAACTAATTTCAACACATCTAAACAGATATTAAGGGTCGTCATTGTGTCGTCCCAGACTGGGTAGCGGGTCTTCATATCTTCTTGATAGTCTAACGATACCCAAATACGCTCTGGTGAGATATTAAGGGTAACGATTGTGACAATGAGAGAGTCTGCACCTTTATATGCAGAGTCGATACCCATAAATGATATTTTCTGTGCAGGGGTAGGAAAAGCAGTTTTATCATAAACTGATGGTAATGTAGTGAAGAAACGGTTGCCTGAATTATCTGGGGGAAATTCGCAGTTGCCTGTGTTTATAACATGGCCATTTCTACGAGCCACCCACTCGCCAGACGGGACGGTGATACAATATACAGGCTTTCCCCAGTTAATTTCTTGTCTTTTCATGTATTGAGTAGTCCGTATATTTGTCTTATGAAGATGAACAATATAAATAGTGTTGCCGTTCCACATTTTAGCGGAACTGAGTGCTGTTCGCAATCCACATTGAGCGGCAAGAGATTGGACGAAGTCAGCGTTAGTTTTATTTACACTGCTGTAAGATTGGTTAGCATGGCAACCGTCCCACTCCATAATCTCATCGAGAATAGCCTTAGCGTCTTCTGCACCAATCTCCCACCCAAACCAGTCTGAAAGTGTTTTTGTAATTTTTGACGGAAGCGAAAAGGTAAATCTAGTATCACCATCTTTTTGAATATGAATATTGTATTCTACTCCAGAGTTATCAAGAATATGCCTTAAGCGTTCTATTTTGCGAGGTTTTCTCATCTCTATTCGCCACCTCGTAAACCCTTTTGGTTTGTACTGCCCAGCATACACACGCTCAATAGACCCATCTGCTTGACACGCAATAGCGAGTCGGTCTAAATAACTCACTCCCCTGTTATTGTGGTTGACCCCCCCAGACAATATTCTGATGTGCGACCCCTTTGGTAGGTTCTCTATTGTGTAGACTTTCTTTTCTGTCTTTCCTGTTTTTCTGCTGGTGTTATAAACATATTGACGATGGTCTTTTGTAAATAACCACTCATCTTTTGCAAAAGATGTCTTACAAATCGTTTCTGAGATATGTTCTATTTTATGTTGTACAGGTACAAAAGTTAATGTCTCATCTTTTTCGATTTGGGCTACAATGTCCCCCTCTTTGATGTCTTTAATAGATTTCCACCCCTCTGGCGTTAGACACTCTGTCTGCTCATCAACGCAGGTCACAAAAGCCCTATACTCATTAGAATATGTCGGCATACCAGTAAGTTCCATTTGCCTCCTTGTCATACGCCCTTCAATAATTGCAGAAGAGTCGTTCATATGGACAACAAATGTGGTAGGGTCGTCATAAAGGTCTCTAAAATGCCCGTTAATCTGTGGGTTGCCCACGCAAAAACGCTTAGTATCGTTATTTTCCATGAAGAAACGAGAGGCAGTACGGAAACCAACTGGCGACATAATCTGGATTTCATCTAGCAATACCACATCGCCACCGACACCGACCGCACCAGCAGCAGCAATATCTGCACTCTTTTTTGTCTCATTAGTTGAGAAGAGCTTAATCGACCCACCTGATTTCCATGCCAAGGCTTCCTTTGAGGCTTGTGTTGCAAGACGCTGGACTTTTTTATTCACATCACCGTCGTCATCTGTAATCACTAAACCATCTTGGATTTCTTTAGAGGCAGAAGGTAGTAGCCCTACTACCTTTTCCTGAATAAGACCTGCTTTGTCTCTGGTCGCACCACCAATACGCACTTCCTTTCCACCTAAGGCAGCGTTTGCAATGGCAATGAACGCATTAAGAAATGAATTATGCGTTGGGATTAAACTCTTGCCCACAAGGTACATCCCGTCTGGTGAAGCTACTTGAATACAGTTTCCCATCTTTTTCTTCTTCGTATGAGTAATTGACTCAATCCCAATTTTCTTGCGTTCTACAAGTCTTACGATTTTCTTTCTTTTAACATGAGTTGGGATTTTATACCACGGCTGGAAACCAATATTATAGACTACTTTTCGCCCGATAATTCCACTGGTTGTAATAGCTGGGTCAATAGCCGTCACATATGGACGAAGAGCCATAAGGCTAAGCAATTCTACGATGTCATCTTTTAATCTTTTATTTGCACAAGAGATAATCACTCGACCTGATTTGTCCACATATCCATCTGTGTCGATTAAACCTGCAAGCAACTGTTTCTGTTGGTCTAGTGAGGCATACTTATAAATTGGGGGAATATGTTTGTTGTTATAAAGACCTAATTCTCGAATATTTTGTATGATGCCTTGATGGCCAAATCTGTAATACTTGCAACCTTGTAATTTGAAAAATGACGAAACTGTGTATGGAACACTATCAAGAATTTCCTCTGCATCGTTATCAGAAAGTGTCAAAGTAGGGCTATTTTTCGTCCCATCTCCAAGCCAACAACCCACAAAATATGCGTCAAGTGGTTGGTCTTTGTGCAAAAACTCACAAGGCTGTGTAAGCGGAAGATAGTATTTACACCTGTCATAAATCTCTCCATTAGCTTTTTTATCTTTAGTGGTGAGACCTCTTTCTTCCATTTCATGAGTCTCTAATGTCACCCACTTGCCATGTGGCTTTCCTTTTCCATTAGATGCGTCTCTGTCCCATACTGTCCACTCATGGTTATCATGGACTTCGATTTGCTCATGGTTTTTAAGAGTGATAATTGTATTTTGCTCGGTTGGTTTTGAGATGGCTAGCACCTTGATTGGTTTGCCGTCTATTCCGAATACTTCGTCCCCAGGAAGCAATTCTCCATGTTTTTTCCACCCAGAAGGGGTAGGAACAGGATAATCATAAGCTATTTGCTTGCCGTACCTCGTTGGGGTGACCATCAACACAGACCTATATTTTTCAAAGTCTAGCCCGAATTTATCTGCCAATTCTCGACTAAGCATCGCAGCCCCAACAAGTACTGACTGGGTAAAAAACAGCTTCGCCCCAGGTACGACTTCATCTGCCATGAGCTGTCCGATTTTTGCAAGTATCATCAACTCTTCATTTGAGTCGACTGAGATTTTACGATAGTCTGAGACATCTAAGATTTTACCCTTGACCCAATCAACACGGTTAGCCATATATTCTTTGTCGTTTTCGTGAGCTAATATCTCGTCTCGTGTTCGTTCTACAACCATGATTAAAGCGTTTACCTTTTCCTTTTATACTTATTATACCCACTCTAAAAAATATTCTCAAGAACTGTGTTAGCATAAGACTAGTATCGACACCTTTTAATCCCAGAAGATTAAACAATAAGGAGTTCTCTTATATGGCGGAAAATGTAACCACCGAGGCTACTGCTACCCAGAAGGAAACGCAAGTAGCTACCGAGCATAAGGCAACCAACGCTGTTGTCGCTCGCAGATTAAAAGCTGTCCAAGACGCTGGCAATCTTACCCCAAAAATGCAACGAGGCTTTGACCGTTTGTCAGCTTCAATCGCAAACCAAGAATAATAACAATAATTAAAAATAAAGGATGAACGAAAAACATGGCTAAATGTGACTCAAAAGGCTTCGTAATTCGACAAGACCAAATGGGTAAGTTGAAGAACGATGACATGATTGCCATCTCTGTACTTGACTCTCTCGCTTCATGTGCAAAGATTGACACTCGCAACAATACCGCAGCATCTAATGCTAACCTTAAAGGTGCTTTCTACAACGCAGCCAACACCCCTGTTGATGCTTTCGGCTGTAGCAAGAATACCTGCTACAATACTGGTACTTACCAAGGTGCAGTTGTAGCTAAATCTGCTGTCACTATCGGTGACTTCAAAAAGACCTTTGATACTACCCTCTACGCAACTGGCATCATCACTGCTTATGTCTTGCTCCCAGATGGTGACCATAAGGTGACTATTAACTTAACTGACTACGCAGAAGGTGGTTGGGCTAACTTTGATGCTCTTTCAAAGACTGTCCACGCTACTAAGGGTGGTAATGGTTCATATCTCTACCCTGTTCAGTTCGACCTTTCAAAGGCCCCTACTGAAACTGGTACTGGCTGGACTCCATCGACTATCGGCGTTAAGGCTCGCTTCGTTATCGACGGCACTAATATCAAGGTCGGTGATTATGTTGGTGTCTCTTCTATCGCTTTCTACGAGAGCATTGAAGACCTTGAACTTAACCGCACTATCTTGCTCTCATGTCTTGATACCTTTGGCGACAGCCAATCGTTCGATGTGATTGAAGGTGCTTGTTCTACTTCTGAATATGACCCACAATCTGGTTCTATCACCTTTAACTTAACTGCTAACAAATGGTCTGAGAACCTCAAATACATCAACCCAACTCTTCGTAAGACTGATGATACTGAATTCGGTGTTCTCAACATCGTCACCCGTACTGTTGGTAATGCTAAGACTATCAACCCTGAACTCGATGGCTACGGCTTTATTCAGCTCTCTGATATGGTCGAAAGCGACTGTGGTTATGTCTATATTCAGACCCCAGGTTGTGCTGGTAATTCTCGTGACCTCGTCCGTGTAAACAGCCCAATCCCAACCATCAACGCTACTACCGACTCTGACAAATTCCAAGTATTAACTTCAGACTATCTTGGTAATAAATCACTCGGTCTTATCTTGGTTGGCAAAGACTGGATTGGTCAAGAACTAAACATCATCTACCGCAAGAAGGTTACCGCTGAGGTTTGGGAAGTGACTAACGAATTCCGTGAATTCAATGTCTCTATTCTCGCCCCGTTCCGCAAGAAAGACGGCACTCGTGAGTGGCACCTTTATGAGAACGCTTTTGTGACGACTGTTCCAAATAACATTTCTCGTTCTGATGAAACTACTGTTGAGTTAGAATTCACCGTCGCAGCCGATGAAAACGGTGTCCGCAAGAAGATTGCAAAAATTACTGAAGCTTAATCAGGGTAAACAATAAGCAAAAGAGGTGTACTATGAGGAAAGAACGATGTGTGAATATCTACCTTTTCTCATATACACTTTTTTAACGAGGAGAAACCTATGAAGAAGAAAAAAAATAATAATATCGACTGGTTCAAGGCGTTATTCTGGGGTGGCTTCCTAATCTTGAACATCAACTTCTGGCTGATTATTGGTCAGGCAGGATTATTGCTTCCTGCGATAATAATTTACCTGTTATCTATGGGCGTATTCATCGTCGCAGTCGTTGAGGAGGTGAAATGAGCTGGAAGCAAACAATCTACCCGAACCTAGATGATAAGAAGTTAGTTGTTTATTATCAAGGCAAACCGCTATTAGACTGGTTCTTGTGGTGTCTAGCTGTCGCACAGAGGACATTTAATGTCGCACCGTTCGCAGCATCTGCCCAAATTGCATGGAACTGGAACAACACAAAACACCAAGACCGTAATCTTCCAGATGGATGCTTTGTACCAATCTGGTGGACTGGCGGAACTGGCAATTATGGTCATGTCGCTATCGCTAAGAGGTCTGGTAATTGGGTTCAGATTTGGTCTAGCCCTTATCGCCATAAAGCATTTTTCGACTATTTCGAAGGCGAGCTAAATGCCACGATTGATAATATCTCTCGTATCTATGGTGTGAGCTATGCAGGTTGGACTGAAACTATGAACACTACAAGAGTTGTTGAGTGGGTCAATCCACCACAGTTAAAACCTAACGAAGAAATCGCAGCCGAAGTCTGGCAGAACAAATGGGGCAACGGTCAAGACCGTATTAACCGTTTAACTGGTGCAGGCTACGACTGGAAAGCTGTTCAAGCTTTAATCGACAAAGGTGTAGGAAAGCCTGTGGAAAAACCTGTTGAACAGCCTAAGGTGGAAGAAGTGAAACCTGTTGAACAGCCTAAGGTGGAAGAAGTGAAACCTGTTGAACAGCCTAAAGTGGAAGAAGTGAAACCTGTTGAACAGCCTAAGGTGGAAGAAGTGAAACCTGTTGAACAACCTGTTGAACAACCTAAAACTGAAGATAATAAATCTAAAGAGGAGGAAAAACCTATGGACAAGACCCCTGAACTTACTGACGACAAAATCAAACAATTTAATGATGCTTATCAAGCTTCACTCTCTCAAGCTAGTGGCATTATCGAAGAAGTCGGAAGTGGTTTCGATTTTAGCCAGAAAACCAAAATGATTGCTTACTTACTCGGTGATTTCTTGCTTCTTGCTGGTGCTATCACCCCACAAGTTATTCTTGCAATCATGAGCCTTAATGACAAGAATATGACCGCTTTCGGCACTGCCCTTGCAAGTATTCTAGCTACCCTTGGCTCTCAGATTCTACTCATTTTCAAACTAATGAAGAAGAAGAAATAACATGGTCATTGCGGTGGAAGACATCACAGCTTTCGTCTCTGTAGTGGCTGGCGTGATTACGGGAGGGCTTGTAATCTTTAGATTTGCAAGCTCTATCATGCAAAAGTGGGCATATAGCCTGCTTAAACCAGTCAACGACAAGATAGACGAGTCAAATCGAAATATAATGACTAGACTCGATGCGAACGCTGAAGAAATCAAACAGATGCAACTTGAACAATACAAAAACTTCTTAACTAGATATCTTGCTGACTTCGAACGAGGCGTGCAGTTATCAGAAATTGAACTTGAACGGTTCAATGACATCAACACCAAATATGGCAACCTTGGTGGTAATTCATATATCCACAGAAAAATCGACAAACTGAAAGAACAAGGTAAGTTATAAGACGAAATACCTAGGCTAAAACCCTAGGTATTTTTTATGAGATACAATATAAACATATGAGCGATTTAGTTAATACAATCCTTTCTACTGCGTCTGAACAGAAATCAAGGTCTAATCAACGCAAATCTACCGTTGTTCGTGTCTGTGGCGAAGAGCATAGTGCGACGACCCCACCTGCTGACGACCCAACTCATCCACCTCAGTCTGCAACTATATATTTTTGTACTGACCCAGAAATGGCGTATCTTTCACAATGGCGATTTAAGTTAATCATCGGTGACCCGTTAGGCGATAACCATGACGCAAATATTAACTGGGGTAGTCAACCAAATTACGGTTCTCTCGGGGCAACTCATGGCCCATGGAGTTCTTTGAGCGAATTTTACAATGACACATATGGTAAGGGTATCGATATGGATGGTTCCTTTGGCTACCAGTGTTGGGACTTAATTGAATACTTTATGGTTAATCAAGCCAATGTGAGATTTGCAACTGGCGTATCTGTCGGATTAGGCCCGTGTTTTTCTGGCGTTTATTGGTCTTGGGCGAATACAACGGCTAGAAATAAAATTACTGAGTCTGGTAAATTCAAAGCTATCGCTGGCAATGGTGATATTCAGCCAGGTGATGTTGTTGTTTGTGACTTAGGAACTGTAATGGGTGGTGAGTGCGGCAATACTAAGGTTGGTCATGTCGGTATTTCACTCGACGGTATCGACTCTGCTATTTATAAACATCAAGGCAAAATAAATCTACTTGCACAAAACCAAGGTGGCTACCCGTATCGTCTTGGCGGAGCTCACGCTAATGTTATTCAATTACCGATATCGAAAATATTAGGGGTGTTTAGATATACAGGCAGAGATTTTATAACAAATCCACCAGCTGGGTATAATGTTCCATAAAAATAATAATAAATTGAAAGAATATAATTAAGATATGGCAAGCATCTCAGTACAAGCAGTCCGCATCGAACCTTTATCAAGAGTATTCGATGAAAATAATGAAAAAATGAACGAGCTTATCACTCTTATTTCTGCTTTTTGCAATATCAACCCAGATAATTTAGGAACCGAAATTGGCCGTTTTGTTTCAAACAAAGCAGCATATTGGAACTTAATTTGGCAAACGCTTCGTATCATCTCTAGCATTACTTGCTGGGATGACCACCCTGAAGATTTATTCTTGACCCAAACAAGGCTACAAACCTATCCTGTGAGAGTTGAACACTGTGAGTGTTTATGCAAATTATGTGATGAAGCTTTTGTAATTATTCCACTCGAATATGCTCCACATCCTGAACAATTTATGGTCTCTGCTAGGATTACTGGTATGATAAACGGTAAATTCGTTAGGAAAGAATTAGATATTATAGACTTAATGATGGGGTTCGACGAAGGCCGAGATAGACTCTATATCAGCAAACAAGTGTTTTATGACTTAATCAAGGCTGAAGATAAATGCTGTTCTTGCGAATATGACTTCACTGTGACTCTTGAATACAATGCTGGTTATGATATTTTGCCATCTGGGTTATTGCCAATTATTTGTTATATCTTGAACAAGCTTAATAAAGATGTGAACTCTGAAGACTGCCATGATAATATGACATCTACATCTGGTCTGCTTAAACGCAAGAAAGTCGGAAATGTCGAATACGAGTGGTCTACTCAAGATACTACCGCATCTAAAACTGCGACCCTATATTCAGACTTACATGACCTTGGTATGCTCGATGAAATCATGGCTATTTCAAGATGTTATTTAGCAACACAAGAGGAGGTATTAGGCGATGTCGTGTAAAAATTGTGGTAGTTCAAATAGAGTTAATAACCAAATCCCTGTGATTAAACCTGTTTCATACACACCAGAACAGGTGGTTGGAAAATCTGATACAGACGCAAAAGTCCGTGTCCGATATTACGGTGGTGGAACAATGGCTAAAAAAGTAGCAAAATGTGCCACCTGTGGGGCGGCGAAAGGTGCATACGCTCGTGTCACCAATGAGATGATTATGTTTGCTTCAGATGATGCCCCTAACGGTATGTTTGAACAAATGGTCGAAGCAGGTCGTGATTACTGGGTCACTGAAAAACAAGCTGAGTATTTATTAGCCTTAACTTACACCAACCAAGCTGGGCAGGTTGTGAACAAGTTCCAACAGGTAATTGACTAGAGCTTTACTGTCGTGCTGTGCGTAGGTGTCTTTGCCTCGTTAGCACGATTTTTTATGCCGTCATAGATACAACGAATACAGGTGTTAAACTCAATCCCCAATGCTAATGATACCACCCCAGCGAACACCTCAAATGACTTATGTAGGTTAATATCGCCAACTGCGTTATTAAGCACATCTGCGGTTTCTTGAGCCAATACAAGCTTCAATGAGGCGTGTTTTAACAAACAACGACAGTCTTTCTGTGCTTCAGGAATTGTGTCAAATAGATAGCTCATCTCGGTGTCGTATGCTTCATAAGCTAACTCTCTAATCTTATGATAATGAGCAATCTTATCTGTTAAGCCTCTGATTAAATCCTCATCTAATCCAGCATTTTCAATGTCTTTCTGAAGATATTGTATCTTCTCATAACAATGGTTAATAATCGCCATGTTATGTCCAATCTCGAATAGCCAGTCCATTAGCCATGGTCTCTTATCTAATTTGTAATCTTTTGTATCAAGAACTTTGTTTTCATCCATGGTTTCATTATAAAACAAAACAGACTTCTTCGACATATAATGAGAATATGAACGGTACGAAACCTATCAACAATGCCAGCAATCAAATCTCGATTATTCGGAAACAGGTATATAACAATATTCCAATGTTCGATGATGAAAAAATAGAAGCCCAGAACAAGTGGGTTAAGCTTTATGATTTAAGGTGTATTGACGGCGACCCAGGTGTCACTGCTCGTATTTATGAGTTGGAGAACGACCCAAACTATAAGAACCAAAATACGACATCGTACTACAACTTCAGTTTTGACTCTGCCCACCAAATGGTTAAGCCCCCTTATGATATTAAGGAGGGTGACTATGTTGCGTTCAAACAACAGACAGGCGATGAAATTAGTTTGTGGAAAATTGTAAAAAGAGAAACTGTCCAATTATTCCATAACTGTTGTGTGTATATCATCACCTGCAATGCGACTACCCCTCGTGAATTAGAACGCCTGATGGAATGCGGTGTGTACACTGCTATTAGCGATGAAGAAGTTGAAACTTTAGGAAAGGTTGATTATGTCTAAAACTGTTGCACTTGCTGAAAAATTCATATGGAACAACCTGAGGATGTATCTTCTCACCCATAAAACTTGTTTGTTAGATAATCTACTAGTTGTCAAAATCCCTGAGTCATCAGCCCCGTCTGTTAGATATGGCAATGACTTTGTCGCTGAAATGGACAAACACATTGGGCTAGGTTCATATGTAAATAACCAACCTACTCAATTTTCAAGGCTTCCGTATATCACGGTGAATATTACCCCTATCGCTGGTGGCAGATGTAATACTCGTGTCGTGATAGGCTTTGAGATTGTTTACACTACTGATACCCCAACTCAAGCTGGTCATAAACAAATCCCTGTGGGAAACTCTAGCGAGTCTGTCGCTTCGTTCAAGGCAAATATCATGAGTGCATTAGATGAACTGATGTACGATGCGACTGATGAAATTCATTATGGACAGGTCTCTTTCTTCGATGCTCTAAGGGGAAAAACAATAACCCACCCATTTAACGGTCAGACAAAACAGTGGACATACGACATTTGGGGGCAGGTCGATGATAGGGTCGATGTTTCTGAGGTCTATCAACTAAAAAGGGAAGACAGGTCATCTGCTATGTCTGTGTTCTCTGTTGTTTACACAATGGATTTGAACAGGCTAAAAGGCCATGATGTTGATTGTGGCTGTTAGAAAGTAATTTCTAGTGGTTTGATATAAACAAATGATTTCTTGTCTAGTTGATTGCCAGTAATCTTTACCGTGTTTTTGCCAGGAACAATCTCGAAATACGGAATATTCGTGACTTTGGCATCAGGAATAATTGACCTCACATAATTCCACTCACCAACAGTTCCTGCTTTTCTTTGGTATAGTCCAATGCCTACGCCAAAACCAGCTACAATCATTGTGTTCTTATCATAAGTGCCTTTGAGGGTGACGGTATCATTATTGACTGTGATGGTAGGATTAACAAAAACCCCTCTCAGCCTTATCTGAACTGCGGTACTAGGAAGGTCGGTCATTGAACAAAATGAGATTGTTGTTTCATTAACAGCATCTCTATTTTTTAATCGGTATTTATCTCCCCATCCTGCATCATAACAAAAGAAGTTCTTCTCTAGCCCACAATCATATCTGATATGAAATTGCTGAGGACACCTTGCACCTAATAGATTAGTAATCTCTGTACGAGACCATGAACAAAGAGGTTTGTATTCTGCGTCGACAGGCACTTCTGGTTCAACGGTGAAACATGGTAAGCATCTATCTTTGCCTGTGATGTCGCATCTAGCATCTTCATACGACCAACAATATTCATTATCGAAGTTGATAAAACGAGATGGGCAATACTGTGCAAGAAATGTTCTTGTCTTCCATGCGTATACCCAATAACCGTCGATTAACTCAAATGTCACAGATAGTGTAATTTTATCTTCACCGACAGAAGCAATAGACTCATTAACTGACAACACACGAGCGTTAGCCCAGATAATCTCTCCACCATTTTGGACTGCCCATAATTTACCTGAACGGGCTAGCTGTCGTTTAATGAAGCGTGCATAGCGAGGTTTATCGCCACAGGCAATCTTCTTAAAATCAAAAGACAATGTCGCATCAAATTGAGCAGCATTAAGTACCCCGTACTCGCCTAAATGCCCATAATAATTACCGTGTTGATGACTAGTATAAGGGGTCGATGTACCTTTGAAAGACGCTGTATAGGTCTGTTCTTGAATTTCGCCAAATGGAATAGGAAGGTTATTGAATTGCAATAGCCTCTTATATACCTTTAGCGATTTATTTACATCACTCATGCCTAAATTATACTATCGGTCAAAAGGGATGTTTTTTTCTTTCTGGTAGTTAGCAATTGCTACTAATAATTTCGATTTGTTGATGAACTTATCTACTGAAGACGCATCTTCTTTGATATATGTTCCGTATGGGGTTGGTGATAGTTGATAAAAGTTATTATTGATTGTCTTCCCCAAGATGATGTCGCTTGTTCTATCTATTAGACCTAATACTTTATAGAACATTTCCGTTGAGTCTGTTTCATAGGTGTCGCTATACATATCTAATCGCCTGAACTCTGTAATTTTATTTTCAAGAGGGTTATAAGCGACGATAACACGATAAAATTTCTTCACTTGAAAGGTACTCCTTTTTATGTTCTTATTATAAGACACTTACCAAAAAGAAAAAAGAAACAACTATTCCAAAATTATAATAAAGGTATGGCATACACATCAAAATCTAAAATCAATCTAGGTAAATACACCCCAGGTTCAGGGTGGAAAGATTTTGATGAAGCATTAACTATCACCATGGGAAAATCAATGGCGTTTATGGAATTCAATGCTAGGCGCTGGGCGAAACAAACGCTTGAGGAATTAAAGAAAAATGTACCTGTCGACACAGGTAATTTACGAGACTCTATTGAAATTGAGGACAAATTGAACACAGAGGGGTATATCATTGTGGGTGTGAACGAACAAAAGCTTATCGGCCCGAAAAAGGTCGGTCGTGGCTCATTTGCTCGCAGAATCCCTGCGTTCAACTATGTGCCTTTTGCAGAGAAAAATGCAAGAGACACTAGCTTACGCTTCTTCGTTGAAAGAATATGGTTTGAAATAGCTAAACAAAAAGCAGAGGAGATTTTTAGATAATGTCAGAGTCTACATTTAACCCAAAGATTAAACTTGAAATCGACGCTACAAAGGCTGTCGACCAGCTTTCAAAGCTTGCTGATAATGTCAGTAGGTTAAAACGCATGATTGAGGAACAGAACCGTGACCATGTGGACATTAACACCGATGTTTTCAATAAAAAGGTCGATGATGCTAAGAAGAACTTAATCAGCCTCGGAAAATCCCTCACTTCGATGTCTAAGGACGCTACTGGGGCGACTAAGGCTGTTGGTGATGAATTAGATAAACTTCGTGCTAAAACTACTCAGAAGATTACTTTTGATGGTCTGATTACAGCCCTTGATAAACTAGCTAGCCGTATTGACCAAATCATTACTTCAAACATTAACGCTCTTCGTGAGTCGTTAAGAGGTGCGGCACGAGATGCTGAACATACTGTCACTACGATGAATAATCAGCATATTTCTCGTACCTTTAACCAGTTGAAAAAAACGATTGGTGAAGTCCGTGAAGAGGTCAAAGGGCTATCAAAAAACAAGGTTGAGGTGGACACTGCTGGTGCGACTGAAAACACAAAAATCCTTAAAAATGAAATCAGAGGGGTTCGTGACCAACTCGAAAATAAGAAGTTAAGTTTCCAAGATGACAAGGCGGTGCAACAAATCACTAACCTTATTCGCCTCGTCGCTAAACTAAAAGAACAACTTGAAGACCTCTCTAAGAAGAGCCTCAATGTGAACATTACCAATGAAGGCTTCGCTCAGATGATTAAGAGCGTCAACAATATGTGGGATGTGCAAAATCAACAGATTAAACGCACCTCATATGAGGTTAAAAAACAAAAAATTAACTTCAAAGATTTACATAGTTCTGCTAAGGCTACTTCAAGACAGATTGACTCTTTTGTTGGTGCAACTGCAAAGGGAACTAAAAATCTCTCCTTAATGAAAAAAGGCATGGTGTCTATAAAAAGTAGTGCTGATAAAACAAAAGACACTGGTGTCAAATTTTCTGAAGGACTACTTAAAGGCTTTTACGCTACTCGTGGTCTTGCTTCTGTCTTTGAACAAGCTCAGATGTTCTCATACCAAATCTGGCAAAATGTTGAAAACATGGGTAGGTCTCTACTTAATACCGCTATACCTGCCTTGAAGAAATTGAACGATAGTGGCTTTGAAATGGCTAATACCTTTGAGACTGCTCGAATTGGTTTTAAGCTATTCTTCCCAAATGATAATCCAGATACTCTATCTAAAGAAATCAAGAAGCGTGCTATCGACAATACCGCCTTTAATTCTGCTGACCTTGCTAAATACGCTGGCCAGTTTGCCCCAATCTCTAACGGCGACTCTAAGCTCGCTCTCGACGCACTTGAAGGTATTGCTGACCTCTTAATGGCTTCTGGTCAAGAAGTCTCTACCTATCTTGATAAAATCGTCACTAACACTATTCAGGTGGTGACTACTGGTAAAGCTACTGCTCGTGACTGGCGTGAATTCACACAAAAGGTACCTGTATTTGAAAAGATACTTAAATCTGTTCAACCTGACCTCGCTCAGCGTGTTAAAGACCCGAGCGCTGAAATCTCACAGTCTGATACGAAATATCTCTTGCAAGCGCTTCAGCTTGTTCACACGAAGTCTAGCATCTCTAATGTTTCAAAAGACTATGCACGCTCATACGCTGGTCTTAAACAACAAATGCAAGAAACCATCCAAACTACCATGGACGAAATTGTCACAGGGTCTGGTTTTTATGATGCTATAAAAAATGTCTTCAGAGAACAAGACCGTATGTCTGATGCACTCAACTCGTTCATTAAACCTATCTATACGAAAATGTCTAAGTTCATCCGTTCTATCGACTTCGATAAGGTCGAACAAGTTGCGAGGGTGCTATTCAACGGTATTAGTGAAATTGGTAAAACTGCTGTTGACGCACTGCGTGAAATTACTGGTGGCTCCGATATTTACACAATCGCTAAAAAAGGTATTAGACTAATTGTCGAAATAATTAAGGGGTATATTGACGGTCTTAAAACGGCAGCGAATATTCTAAAAGGTGCCAGTAAACTACTCAACATCCCGAATTTAAGCAGTGTTATCGGTTGGCTTGCCTCTCCTGCTGGTCGTGGCATTTCTCAAGCTTTCACAGGCTTGGCTGGCATTATTCAGAGTATTGCTAACGCTTCTACTCTACTTGAAAAAACAGCAATGGGAAAAACCTTCTTAAAGGGGTCTAACATGGCGTGGGACTTCATAAAGAAAAAAACTGCCGATGCTATTCACACTAAATTTGGTCTTGATTACTCGAAAATATCAGCATTAGGCAAGGCTGTCGGCAAAACTGCTTCTGCACTACTCAAAGGGGCAATTGTTTATTTTGTGAACGAAGCGGTCACTTCTATGGCAGCATCCATTACTGGTGGTGATACAGGATTAACCGCCCTTGCTGGTGTTGCTACTGGCGGTATCGGTGGGGCTATGGCTGGCGGTTCTGTTTTTGGGGCACCAGGTGCAGCAATCGGTGGTGCTGTTGGTGCATTGATTGGTGGGTTAAGAGGCGCAGCCAAGGCGACTGAGGAATTCGCTAAACGAGTTAAACAGGCTACCGAAGAGGCTAATCAAAACCGCAAAGATGCGTGGGATGCTCACGCAAAACCTCTTACTGACCAAGTATTCAAAGCTCTTCAAGCTAGTGGTCATGGCATTGATACCAATAGTGCCGTCGGTAAATTTGCCTATAATCAGGTGAAGGAATACTTCAGACAGGGCGGTAATAGCCTTGAAAAAGCTATGGACATCGCTAGAAAGCAATATCGTTCTAAATTGGTCAACAGCAAGCTCGACGAATACACAGAAAGCAATGAATTCAGAGCCCTTGGCAATACTGGTAATATCTTCAAATACAAAGGCACTGAGCTTACTCAATCACAACGAGACCGTCGTGACAAATTAGCTGAACTATTAAAGCTCTATAACCTAAATGGCGACAGCTCTACATATAGTTATGACGATAAATCTAATGAAGAAATCGTTTCTGATTACTTTAAGGACACCCCAATGACAGAAGAACAGGTCACCGCACTTCTTAAAAATGAAGGTACACAACTTGATGCTACAAGACAAATCGTCAACTGGAATATTCCAGCTGAGATTACCAAGCTTGGAGCAACCATAAATAACTCGCTTACTGGCGAAAAAGGCTCTATTAGCGGAAAAATCGACAGCGCAGCCACTAATATTGTTAATGGGTTTAAGGACGCATTATTGATGCGTGATTACGACGCTGTAATTAAAAACAACCAAGAGTTAATGCAAAAAACAGAGAAAGAGGACTGGTTGGCTGGCAAGAAGAGCTTCCAACTCATGCCAACTGATGGTGGCGAACCGTTTACTGTTGAAACAAAGGGCGGTCATATGATAGGTGATGATGCTACAAGAGATAAAGTCACCAAGCTTAAAGAAGATTATATGGGCTTCAGAGACAGGGTCAGCAAACAACCTGAGTCTGATTACCAAAAAGAATTGTTGAAGAAAATTGATAATGCTATCAAGTTCCTTGCTTCTCTTGACGGGTCTATGGGCGAAGCTGTTGAAAATAATTCAATATTTCCAAACTGGAAAGATGCAGACCTCCCAAATCATAGTAGTGCAGGCTTGTGGGGAAAAACGCTAAGAGAATGGGCAGGTTTGAAGACAGTACGCAAATTCTCTGGTGGCCCTGTTGGTGTCGACACCGTGCCTGTGATGGCTCAACGAGGTGAATTTGTTGTGAGAAAAAGCGTAGTCGATAAGGTCGGATTGCCTGCAATGTCTGCTCTTAACCTAGGTGATACCAAACTTGCCTCTTCTCTCATGGGAAGGCCTAATACTGTTTCTGACAATCACGCTCGTACCTATAACGACACGACAAATAATAATCACCGTAATGTTAGACAGTTTATTAAGATTATCAACAAAAATAATTCTGGTGCTGGCAATTCATACCGAAGACTCGGTGCGAGAGCGGCACTCGGTGCTATCTACTAACCATATTTTGGTATACCAGTATCAGGTACATAAATTGGGGTGCGTTTGTCAATCGTCTCTGCGTCCATAGCATCGTTATAATTTGTATTACCATACTCTGGGTATAATGTTCCAAGTTCAGAACTTGTTGTAACATCAGGTGTTTTGGCTTTTTCGTGCAATTTATATGCCATTTCTTGATTGGTATTTGGACGAAGTTCTTTATCAAGGGTGATTGTTGCTACTTCATTTAATTCAGGGTCAAAAGAAATAATCCTCTGGGTGATGTAAAAACACTCATCAACATGAGCAATGGTAATCTCTGTTGGCTCGCCACACTCATCCACACGAGACACTTTCTTATCATAAAGAAAACGCACTCTCTTCCCTACCATATCGACTGCTGGTAGTGCTGTTGTGTTAAATTGATACTGCCATTGTGGGCGTTGTGCTTTTAGGAACCTGATTGCCCTGTTATAAGCACGCTTAGTAATCTCGATACGGTCTGCGTCGGTGATTTCTAATTCGACTTTCTTATCGTTCTCATCTGTATATTCAAGGTCAGGAATAGGGTAAAGGTCAGAAAAATTATACACAGTATGATATACTGCCCCGTTATCTTTCCCTAATTGCTCAAGGTCAGTCACATAATATTCACGGTTCTCGTTGTTCGCCATAACAGGAATGTCGATGTTCTCATAGACTTTCTCGTTATTGATTTTCTTATGTGTTTTATTGTCATAAACCGCATCAGGCTGAAGGTTGATATTGAACTCATATTTTTCTACTGGGAATAATGGGTCTTCAAGGGTGGCTTTATTCTCATAAATCTCTTTGAGGGTTAGATGCAATACCCCCTCTCCCACATCACCACAAAACACCGCAGCACGGTTAAAATGGTCGGTTAAGTCTTGTGAACATACTGGGTCGCCTAACATTGTGACTAGCGAAATGTCTTTAGCTGGGTTAAAATCACACTCTTCAAGGTCGTAATCTAAAACATTTTGTGAGACGATGATTGAATAATCACACTCATCTTGGAAATTAGAAATCTTCACCCCATCACCAAAATTACCATTGGTCGGTTCGTACCACATCTCATGACCAGAAATAGTACCTAAGAAATGTAGGTCTTTGGTGTTTTTCATAATCTCTGCTAAGGCTTCTAACTTATTAGTCGATGAGAAGTTCATCTCAAGCTTTGTGTTATACGCATAAGCGTCCATCTCAATCGTTACAGGAATTTCCTGTGGGACATATAATCTCTCTACTGGTGATAAGACATCAGGGTTTGCTTGTATGTGTCTAGTGGCTGTGCCGATTGGAAGAATTGGGTAATCTTTGTTTACGGTGAGATTGGTCAAATACCCAATCTGTCTCAATACCTGTTCATTTTTAACATAGTCATCAGGGAAGCTCAGTTTAGCGACATTTTCTACACAATGCCCGAGTGGCATATCTTTTACAATAAGATTGATTGGCATGAGCCACTGCTTCATTTCTGCCATACGGTGGACGAGAGATAAGGTTGCAATCTCGTCTTCGTAATTAACTTCAATCGACTCTACGATACAAGCCATACCGTACTTACGCTTGTTATTGACCATGACAGATATCAACACACGATAATTATTCAAATTCGTCACAGGAATACCTTTGTCGTCTTTTGGTAAGTCTTCAATAGGAATAGTGATTGAAGCGGTCGGAACATCATCTAATGCCTGTGTAATGGTCAACCCATTGCCAACCAGTCTTGTCCCTCGGCAGACTTCTTCGTATTTAATCTTATACCCAGCATAGGTCTCACTATCTAAGACTTTCTTCTGGAATATATAATAAACTGAACTTCTTGTCATCTTGACTTAATTATATGCTGAAATTGATTGGTATAATTATATTATTATGGTACGAGTTGAAATATCTTATCGTGATGATACTGGGAATAATGCTTGGCTAGACATTACACAGTCATTAGCTAAACAATTCTCTGCTGGTTTACCTAGTGGCTTTGGTAAGGAAGACTATGGCATTTACCCAGATAAAACTGCCAAAGACCACGAGTCTGGACATTGGTATGACCTGCGTATGTGTATTTATGATGCTGTGCAAGATGCTAAGGCTCAATTAGAAATTGCTAAACAAAATACTTCTTCTAGCTCATCTGGGGCGAATAATGTCGAACTTGCAGAGAAAAAACTAGCCAGTCTTAAAAACTTCTTTGATGGACGAGCACACGCAATTAAGGTAACCGATACTGAAAGCAAAACAAATAGTAATTTAGGTGTGAATATTAGGGTATTGATGGAATATAGATACACATCACGAAACGCATAGAAAAAGAGATGCCCAGGGTGAAAAACATCTCTCTTTCTAAACAAATATATGGAGCACGAGGTGAGAGTCGAACTCACTAATGTAGCTTTTGCAGAGCTATCTCTAACCGTTTGAGTTCTCATGCGTTTCTGATACTACAATAACATATCAGCCATCTCTTGTAAATCTATTTCATTTTGCCTTCGGGTGGACTCATCTAGTCCATTTTTTTGCATATTAAGTGCATCTTCTAGGCTAATAAACTTTACTGCCCAACGGTCTGTTGGGAGGACTCTCTTCTTTGCTCGTTCCTTTGGAGACATCATCTCATATGACTCTTTTGCATGAATATTTGCATACTCACCATAAGCCACCATCAATTCTTCCACTGTCCACTCGGTCAATATTTGGTAGGGTCTTAACCCTAGCTCTTTCGCTACGAAATGAGCCATAGCTGACCAGATGTTTAGGCTCGCATTATATTTTAATTTTGCGTCTGGGCTGCTGGTGCGGTTGAGGTTTTCTGCATAGATTCTAAAAAATTGCTAGTCTCGTTAATGATGTTTGGCTCGTTCTCGATTAGCTGTACAAGAAATGTGAATAATTCTCGTGCGTGTTCTAGACGCTCTTTCCTTTCGCCAAGGACAAGTGAAGCTAACTCTAAAATATCTTCAGTATGGTTAATAAAGACCTCACCAACATGAGCTTGCAACATCTTTGCTGAATACCCTTCTTCGGTCAAAACGCCGATGTCTGTTAAAATCGTCAACAGAATAGATGATACCTTTGTACGATAAAGAGGTTTGACCCGTTTGTTTTTATAATGAAGCGTGCCAGTATATATCTTTCTCTCTGGGTCATAGTCAAGCATACTTTGGTCTGTAGCTGAGATTTCTTCAGGCATATATTCATACACAATCGTGTAATCGCCATTTGTTGGATGTAGATTATTTGGGTCGCCGACTACTGAGACATTATTGCTCTTCGGGTCGATAGATATAGCTGGGCTGTCCTGCATATTGTTATCAATCGCTTGAGCCATCTGTGCTAACTGTTCATTGCTTAATTCAGGTGTCATATTTTATTTATTCCTTTAGCTTATTTCTTATCGTTATTATAACTTGTGTTTTTCTTTTTAGCTTCAATATCAGTCTCAGGATTGACCGTCTTCTTCGTCATCAGCTTCGTCTCTTTAGCCAGCTTAGCAGCGTCTGCAATCTGTTTCTCAGCTTCAGCACGGGTCTTCTCAATATCTGCTTGAGCTTTCTTATCTAATAACTCATATTCACGGAACTTGACTTCGCCCTTAACCCCTGAAGCACGACAAATATAATCTGATAACTGATGTGAATATCTCTGTTGGAACGGACGAATTGTCTTGTCCATGGTGAATTCAAGCATTGAAGACATACCTGTATTCCAACCAGATGACTTGCCACCGACGAGTAATGAGTGAATACCATAAATATCTGCTACTACATCTTTAGCATCGTTATAAATACCGAGATAATCTGGCAATCTAACTGTGCCTTCGAGCTTTTTAATTTCTTCAATCTGGTCTTTACGCACGATAGACATACGAGTCTTCTGAGACTTCTTCATCTTCTCAGCAAGACGCTTAGCAGCTTCCATTTGTTTATCTGAAGCTGTCTTGACCATCTTCTTGTCAAGCGCTCCTCGAACTGATTGTTCAGTAGTTTGCTGTGATAATAATGAGGTTAATGACTGCCCTGCAGATAAGCCTGCTTTTAGATACATGATATAGTCTGAACCATCGTTAAGGATTTCATCACGGAAGTTCTTGATAAGGTCGATTAAGAGGTGGGTTCTTAACTTATCGTATGATAACGGTGAGCGGCCATAATCACCGTCGTTTGAATTACGCAAGTGGCAGAAATTCTCTGGTTCGATATAAACACTATTCGCACGAGCTAATGTGTCTGGGTCGTTATTTTCAGCGATAATATATGAACCGTCTGCAGCGACTTTCAACATCTTCTGCTTAATCACTTCTTCAAGAGTGTATTTATTGCCATTTAAGACAAAGGTGCGTTCGGTCTCATCTTTCTCAACCTTAAATCCTTTATCTAAATTAACCTCATAAAAAGCTAGTGATTTTAAGCCAGGAATAACCTCAACCCGACCGTTTACTTGAGTAGTGAGTGGTAGTTTCCAAATCCTTAATTGCTGTGGCATGACTGAATAAAAATCACCTAAAGATAAACGAATACCAGAATAACCATACATCAATGAATTCTTCACAGAGTCTGCAATGATGTCTTGGTTGGTCTGACCCATAGCGTTCTTCTTCTGAAGCCACTCATCAAGCTTCTTCTGGTTGTATGGGTCTTTAGCTTCTAGCCCTGCACCGATGATTAACTGGGTATAGAACGAGACGACGAAATTAACTGCTGGAAGATTATCGACTAGATATTCAATTGAATATACTGCCAGTTTCTGCTGTTTACTATTGGCTGGAACACAGGTCATATCACCGCACATTGAGGCAATGAGCTGTTCCATCATTTCATCAGCTACATGGTCGTTTACATAATCACCTTGTGAGGCGTGAGCCCCATAGACGCTGTCAAAATCTTCTTGTTTTGTGTTATTTTCTTCCATACTACTCTCTTAAGCTTATTTGTTTTTATTATAACATTTCGCTTTTTTCTAGAATTTTACTGGTTTTTGTCGTTTTTTCTTCAATTTTTCAGCATTTTTACGAATTATAAACTCTTCATAAGTTTCTTCAATCTGCATCTTTGAATAGCCGTTCTTTAATAAATGCTCGATTGTCTCAACTGCTTTCTCTTTTCCTCTACATATATATACAGGTATTTTTGCACGCTCTAATATATTTGCCCAGTACATCTGGGTCGGTGATACTACGCCTTTTTCTTTCCGCTTCATCTCAATTCCCACCAGCCCCTGTTCAAACACCACGAACAAATCTGGGATGCCAGACTTTACGCCCATTTCTTTAGCTCTGGTCTTCTGGCTCCATGAGTTTGTCCACATCTCATTATTGGTATGCCAATATGGAATTCTTTGTTCATCTAAGTATTCTACGAACGAAATCTGTTCAGTATCTTCGCTCGGATTGGACGGGTCATTATCGACCTTTGCTCGTCTTTTATAAGTTCCAGGATAGTATCTCATACCATAATTATAACAGCTTTTGTTCGGGTTATTAGATATTCTACTACATAATGTTTTTATAAAATGTCAATATTAAAAAGATATTGACAATGTCATACGCAATAATATATAATATGTAATATATAAACATAAAATGAAGGGCTAAAACGACTATGATTGCCGATAAAGACCATAAACATTTTCTCAATTCTATTAGCAATAATATCGACCTATTTATTGCTTATGCAGTTAAAAATAGCGTGGCGAGAAGAATTGTTAAATATGTATATAACTATGAGGTACAAAGCACCTCTGTAATACCTCTACACCTCTCTAATAAAGAGTTAGCAAAAGAGCTTAATGTCTCTGAGACAACAATAAAAACTGCACTCTCTTGTGCTAAGGGCTCTGGGCTAATTACGGTTATAGGATTAGGGGCTTGTCGCTTAATCTCTCTTAATACTAAGACTATTTGCGAAATCAGAGACTCCATATTCTCTCTCTAAATAACAGAGGTAAAACTCAACTTGGCAACTAAAATCTAATGTGCTAATAATCTAACCAATCAGTTAAGAAAGGATTAAAAATCTATGAACGACATCTCGTTAGAGAATATGAATAAAAATATGTTTGACAGTACGGCTGGGCAAATATTAAATCTCTCTACCTCTGATAGTAGAGCAAGAATAATACTCTGGTACTTCTATAAATTCGACCAAAAAATAGGTCGTTGTGGGGTGATAAACCCTGGTAATGAATACCTAGCAAAGCATTTCAATATGTCTAAAGAAGCGGTAAAAATTGGAATTTGTCTGGCGAAAAAGACTGGTTTCTTAACAACGACTGGGCGTGGAAGAACACGAGAATTTGAATTTAACCAAACGCTTTTGAGGCAAAAAATGTTGTCGCATTTACAACAAAAGGCTGCAAAAAAAATGACTAAAAACCCTGTGGAAAACCCTGTGGAAAACTCCTCCAAAAATGGTGCAAATTCAGAAGATTTTCGAACCTTTTGCGATACCAACTGCGATACCAACTGCGATACCAACTGCGATACTAACTGCGATACTAAAAAAAGCGGAATGACCTCTGTTATTTCGGGTCTGAATACTAATGAAAAAATAAAAGAAAAAATTAACGATGGAAAAATTTGCGAAAAAATCAAAACAATTTTTGAGTCGTATAAATTGAATAAAATTTTATTTGAAAATGCTGTGCAAGACATTGTGTGTTTATGTGACTCGCTACGCTCGTCACATTGTGAGCCGACTAAAGTCGTCTCACATGATTTTAGTTTTTCTGATAAATCAAATTTGGAACAAATGTCAATTTTCGATTATCTGTCTAATGAGGCTAACGCTAATACTGTCCCTAAGGGATTAGAGGCTAACGCTATTAGTGTCAAACTCAATCAAGGAGATGAACTTTCTTTGTTTAATGGGAAAGTCGGCGAAGCCGACGTAAATGTAACTGAAGGAGTTTGTTCCGCCCCCGCCAACCACGGCGACTCGACCCACGCCCCAGCTAAAATATACGCTGTGGCTTCACCAGAGCCTCGTGAAGCCCTGTGTACTATCAAAGATGAGTGTCTTATCGTTTCAGGAAATAACACGCCTCACAGCGCCTCTCATGACCTCACACAAAATCCACCCCTGTCAAAATCTTCAGTTTCTGGCATAAAATCAGGGGAAAGACTGAGAAAACGCCCAGCTTCTACCTCTTCAGTTCCGTTCTCTACCCCTGTTAGGGCTGATAATCTTGAACTGAAGAAGAAACAAACTCGAGGTGACTATGCTGAAGCAACCAATCTTCTCAAGCAACTTCAACCTTACCTTGGCAATTTTCAAATCACCAAACGCCTTGTGTCTAGTGCGAAAAACATGATTGAAATCTTCACCTCTGGAAAAATCTTTAACGCTTTGGCGGCTTATCTGAACGCTAAATGGGTTACCGACCCAAACATCTATAGCTTCTTATCTGAAGAAACTCTTGGTCGTTTCGCTACGATTGTTGAAAAACCAAAGGAGAACCCTTACGCTGATTACCCTGATAATCGACTTCCGTTCCAGAAAGAGGTTGATGAAGGCCTCATTAACGATGGCTTGATGCCAAGCTACATGAACAAAGAGTTGGCAATGAAGTACGATATCTACGATTTGCTCTATGACGAAAACGGCAACCCACACCGATATCGTGACCCTCACACCCCTGAACATGACCAATGGTTAATTGACCATGTGCATGAAAGGCCGAGCCTGTTAGACTATTACGACCCTGAGTATAAGACGATTATTTACGCCCCTGGCAGCCCTGAATACGAAAAGCGTAAGCGTCAAATTGACAAAAAAAATGCACACATTGCTGAACTAAGAAAAATTGTAGGATTGGAAGTCTAGGGGGGTACTAATTGCCTATTCACAAAGACTAAAAATATGTTGTAATATGGACGGAAAAACCGAACAAAACTATGGATGATAAAGAACGAATTAAAACATTAGTGAAATGGGAAAAAGATGACATTGAGTGGAATAAACGACTGATTTGTGTACTAGAAAAACACAAACGAAATGCGTCAAATAAAGGTTGGGTCTCGGCAACACGCTTAATAAATGATATTATCGAAACAACAAACAAGTCGATACTCAAATCAAAAATGCGTATTCGACAAATATTAAAGGGTGAATAAACGAAATGGAAAGTGCGGTCAATGACAATGACAACAACAACATTGATGAGGTAAAAAATGTTGTTTCCACAAATCAACTAAATCAGCCAAGAAGGCGTAATAAATCACGCACCCGTGTTGAAAGGCAGATGGACAGTATTCGTGACTTGTCTGCAAACGAGCGTGAACAAATCCTTGATAAACTGATTGACGACTCTGTTGATGATGAGGTGGAGGCGAAAGCGAAAGCTGAACTCGTCAATCCATCAGATTATATGGAGGGGGCGTTACAAAGGATTAAAAATTGGGGGCAACGAGTAGGTTTATCTTCTGGGTACCATGCAATAGATAGGATGACGATGGGTTTTGCCCCAGGCGAATTAACGATTGTAGCGGGTGCTACCTCTCAGGGAAAATGTGAAGCTAAGGGGACTAAAATTCTCATGGCAGATGGTACTCTCAAAAAGATTGAAGATATCGAAATCGGTGACTATGTGCAGTCTGAACATGGGGCGAATAAGGTGATTGGCAAACATAACGGTTTTGCTAAGATGTATAAAATTATTCCACAGCACGGAGAACCTTTCTGTGTTAGTCAAGACCACATAATGACCTGTATGCGTAATCGTGCAAAACGAACGACTATTAACGGGAAAAGGGTACATCAAAAAATTGAATATAATCTTGTCGATATAAAAATTGAAGATTTGTTCAACAAACACAAACGCCCAAACGGGACTTATCAGAAGTACCAACTCTATCGCCCAGAAATTACTACTTATACAGAAAAATCTTTGCCTATTCCACCATACATTTTAGGGTTGTGGTTAGGCGACGGCCATGCAACATCTTCTATGATTACTAATGGTGATGACGAGGTTTTATTTGCGTGGACTGAATATGCGAAATCTATAGGGTGCCGTATCACAGAGCATTATGAACCATCAAATTGCAAATCACTTAGAATAGTTGGTCAAGATGGTAAATTCTTGAAGACGCTGAGAGGACTTGGTGTTCTTAATAATAAGCATATTCCACTTGACTATCTTACTGGTAGTTGGGAACAGCGCATGGAATTACTTGCTGGTATTTTAGATACAGATGGCTATCGTATAAAACGAACAAATGGTAATTATGAAATCGCTCAAAAAAATAAAACTCTTGCTTCACAAATCGCTCAATTAGCTCGTGGTCTGGGGTGTGGGGTGACGACTGCGACCAAATTAGTGAAACTTGCTACTGGTGTTACCAACGAATATCAAAGACTGGAGATTGCTTCAACCCACGAAATCCCATGCCGTGTTGCTCGTAGAAAATGCTCTGATGTTGGGAAAAGAAGAACTGACCCTAGAAGAACTGGTTTTAGGATTGAACAGATTGAAGACGGCGAATATTACGGCATTATGGTGGATGGCGACCATAGGTTTATGTTGTGGGACAATACATTAACTCATAACACTTTATTATGCTGTAACATTGCAGCAAACATGGTTAAGAAGAAGCATAAAGTCGTCTTTGTCACCCTTGAAATGACTAAGGAAGAACTATTATCAAGGTTCTGGAATATCTTAGGGTACGGTTATGATGAGGTTGGACAGAAACAAATGGCTGAGGCTTGTCGATATTTACGCTTCCAACAAATCGACCGCATGAACTGGCAAACAATACCTTACTTAATCGAACAGGCTAAATCGTGGGGGGCTGAGTGCGTGTTTATCGACCACTTGCACTACTTCGCCCGTGAGATGCACGATGTGGCAAATGAACTCGGTATTATTACTCAGGAATTCAAACAGGCTGCCATTAAAAATCAACTTCCGATTATCTTAATCTCACATACAAGAAAGGTTGAAAAGGGGAAATCCCATGCTGATATTAACGACTTGCGGGGCTCATCTTATATCGCACAAGATGCAGACATTGTCTTAATGGTCTGGCAAGACCAAGGTGAACAAACGGAAGGTATTTATATTGGGCTAGACAAAAACCGTAACCGTCTTAATTATAAAATCGGTACAGCGATTAGACATGATAAATGTGGGCTAGTAATTATGGACTTAAATGACGAAGGCGTAGAGGCTGCTGATAGAAATAGTGTGCCGTCTGCGAAACCAAAAACCTCTGGTTTTGTCTCTGCCAATCCTATTCCTACCCCTACCCCACGCCAGCCTGCACCGACCTTACCGAAAAACGGTGAACCTGACCCATGGAATAAGCCGCTATCTCAACCTAAATTACCACCGATTGAAAAAGAACACCTTAATGGCGCAATCAAATTTTAATTGAAAGGAATGTCTAATCTATATGGAACAAGAACAACAACAAACTAAAGATGCAAAACTAATATTTGAAGATGGCTCTGACTACGAATTCAATGCCGAAGATTTATCTAAAGCTCTTGCATACGCTAAAGAGAAGAACTGGCCACTAGTTGCTGTCAAAACACCATGGTGCTGGTTATCTGTACTTGACGACTCTGCCGAAACTGTGTTTGAAATCTTCAAATAAAGGTTTACTTTTTCTCTTATATCTGCTATAATTAAATCACTATCAAATAACGCAAAAAGTCAACGAAAGGAAAAGTCAATTATGCGTACAATGTTAAACCCAGGTTCCAGCCTGTCTAACCCTGCCGAGAGGTTTTTGAGGTGGAGTGGCAAAACTGAAATCTTCAAAGATAAAGAAACTGGAAAAATTGAATATGAAGGCGGATTTGTCTATTACGACGATAAAGACAACGATTACGAAACCGTAAAACTCGCTATGCCTCTTGTCTTATACCCATTAGGTGAAGCTATGTCTATCTATGGTGGTGTATTCGATGCGGCAAATAAATCTGCTAACACCTTCTTAAACTCATCTGAATTTGCTTCATGGGATGAGCCTATCACTGTTTATGAGCGTGGTGTTGGTGATGAACGAGGGGCTATCGTTGCTCGTGGTCTGTGGGAAGATATTAAAACTACTGTGAAAGCCCACAACGGCAAAGTCCGCACTAACTTATACGCCCTAACTGAACTTAATGGTGAACGGGTGATTGTCCGTCTTGAGGCTTCTGGCTCTGCATCTCGTGCCTTATCTGATATTAGGCGAAAGGCTGGTGCTTCGTTCTACAACCGCCCACTTATCATTAGTGGCGTTGAATACAAGGTCAATGGTTCTGTGCACTATGCAGCCCCTGTGTTTACCCAAGGTGAAGCTTACGATGAAGCAACTATTGAAGGTTTAACCCCATATGCAACGACCATTTCTGAATATGGCAATGCACTTCGTGATAAAAATATGGCGAAAAATAGTCAAATGACGATTACCGACGAAACTTCTGATGAAGATTACGATAAAGCTGTTGCTCAAGATGGCGATACTGAGGTCATCCCAGAAGATATTGATAAACCATTAGATTTATCTGATGCGCCATTTTAATGATGAATACATATAAAAATAACAAATAAGAATAAGGTCGCCTCTCTATTATTATGATTATGATGAACGATGAATACTCAAAACAATACCAAGAAGCTAAAAATAGGCTTGCTGAGTTCGACGAAAAGTTAAACCAATTTATCGTTAATAATGAAGAGGCCCTTTATAATGTCATTGGGAAAATAGACGACAACACTAACGAGCTAGTAGCAGAATTTTATAACTTAAGAAAACAAAGAATAGATATTTACCAAGCTTATCTAGATTGCAGATATGAGGTTCTTAAGCAAAAGATGATTGAGGGTTTTCTTTGTGAAAATTTTATGATGTTTGGAAAAGAAGAAAATACAATCACATGAAACAGAAAGACTACGACGACTATTTGAAGGAATTAGAAGCTATCAGGTCAAAACTTGCTAAAGAGTTGGCTGCGGTTTCTGATGCTCTTCAAACTTATATAGCTAGTCATGGGGGGATTGACAATATTTATGCTTCTGTCTGTTGCGATGTGATTAGTCACGGTCATAATTTTTATAATACCGGCATTGCCGATGGTATTAACTATGTTGGGGCTAGCATCCTTAGCAATATCACAGAGAGAAGAAGAATAAAAGTCGATATAATGCAAAAATTGGCGATTGTTGAGGAAAAGATTAAATATGTTAAACACAACAAAGAGAAAATCTTTGTTGAAAAAGCCCCAGGCTATGAATTATTAAGAGGAGAGTGATTTTTATATATTGTTATGAGTATTTGTCCTGTACATAAAAAGATGATGTACGCAACAAAGAGTTCAGCGATGAAAAGGCTTACTTACGAGCGTAAAGTATTAGGCTACCAAACTTGTTCGGTTTATTCTTGCAAACATTGTGGGGCGTGGCATCTCACTTCTGTTAATAAGAAACATCAAAATAGCCAACGAAGAAAAGTGAAAAATAAAGATGCCAATAAACGGTGGAACTGGAAAATGGAGAAAAATAAATGCCAGAATTAAAATTAAGAGATTATCAAGAAGAGTGTGTCGATACTCTTTTCAAATATTGGGAAAAAGCAAAACGCCCGTGTGTTTTGAGCCTTAGTACTGGGGCTGGGAAAAGTGTAGTGGTTTCTGAGATTATTAAGAGGGCAAACACTTCTGTCTTAATTCTTCAACCATCAAAAGAAATCCTTGAACAAAATTATGAAAAGTTATTAAAAACAGGCTTCCCTCAGGAACGAGTTTCTATTTGTTCTGCTAGTGCTGGTGGCTGGTCGATTAACTCTCATGTCACTTTTGCAACGATTGGCACGATTGCTAAATGGGTTGAACATTGCCAACATATTCAATTAGTGATTATAGATGAGTGCGATTGTGTGACGAGCGACAGGGCTGACTCGCAATATATGAAGTTCTTAAATGCTCTGCCTGCTGACTGCCGTATTGTAGGCTTAACTGCGACTCCGTTTAGAAATGTGGTGTTTGCAAAACGCTTTGAAGACCCTAAAATCTTCTGCCGTCCAATCACTCGTATTCATTGCCGTGACGGTGAAAAAACTAGACTTGGTGCATGGGTCTGGAACAAGATTATTTATCGTTGTAATATTGACTACTTACAAGAGAGAGGGTTTCTCTCTAAAACTCAATATCATGTGGCTGAAACGGACTGGTCGTTTGTGCGTGATGTGCCAGGTCGTATGGACTTTGACACGACTAACATGATGAAATGGGTCGATATTGAAGAGAACACCTCTCGTTTTACACAGGCTGTGAAGTGGTGCATGGACAATAATTTGAAAACAATTATCTTCTCGCCTAATGTTGATATGAATTACCGATTACAAAGAGTGATTGAAAAACTGGGTGGGGTGGCTGAGTGCATGGACTCTGATAATGATACAAAGTCGTCTCGTGAAATAAAGATGCAAATGTTTAGAGAGGGTCGTTTTCAATTTCTCGTCAATGTCGGTATGGTAGGTCGTGGCGTTGATGTCCCTAGTGTTGACTGCGTTGTGCTGTGTCGTCCGACAAAAAGCCTTGCCCTTTATATGCAATTCATCGGAAGGGCTCTCCGTGTTGACCCTGACAATCCTGATAAAACTGCATTTATTCTAGACCTAGCTGGCAATGTCGACCGCTTCGGTCATGTAGAAGATATTAAGATTGTCCCAGTTGAAAGCACTACCGACCATGGGTATAAATACACCAAAGATGTGATTGTTTATAAGCCAGGTAAAACAACTAAAATCTTAGACAAAATCTCCTAGGTTGCAAAGGTGAACCTTTCGTGATAGAATTGTATCTGATATGAAAAAACAAAACTCTAATACCCCTCAGAATACAGAAAAGAGAAAAACATTACATCGCCATATTAAGGTCAGCCCTAAAGCTTACAATCGCTTAAGACATCTATCTAAAGACACTAAATACCGTAGCCGAGGGATTGTCGGCGTGGTTGACGACTTAGTACTTGGTGAGTTTACCACGGTTGGTTCAGGGAACACGAATAACTTGCATCCGTTCTCTGTAAACAAAAAATCTTCATTAAAATGATGAAAAACTATTGACAAAAGGTGTACCTTTTAATATAATGAAAATACGAACATTAACAAATACTACTTGAAAATAATATGACCTTCGATTTTCATATGTTTTTCACTTTTTCTATTTCTGTATATAATCTCTACTTATATATATAAATAAATATAATCCTATCTATACAATATCTGGAAAACACTTTATGTAGTATTTAGAATAATGTTCTAGGGTGAGAGATGCTGGTGATAGTTCACTTTCGATACGGCATCTCTTCCCGTCCAAATCGAACTTTAACAAAATAATATCTTTGGTTCAGATATGAGCCTGTGGTTCTCCGCATTTTAACTATAAATAGCTCTACCTATTTATTGGATTTTACCCCTCTAGCCGTGTCATTAGGCGTTAATGAGGCATTGGTTATTTCATTTACCCACAGGCCCATACCTGCACCAAAAACACAATATCATAAGAATTGGGTAAGTCAGGAGAAAAGGAAAGACAAAATGTCTATGGATTTGTCGGCGACGATAGCTTCTATCGCTGATACTGAAAAATCCTTGGCAAAACGGTTGGACGCTCTTAAAGAGGCTAATCCTGCTGTTTTTGCTGAGTTAGATAAAATCTCTAACGCACAAAAGGAGGTCGAAAAGCTCAAGGCTGGGTTAAAAAGCTACCTTGATGAAGAAAAAGACTACGATGTGCATGAAGTCGGAAATGTCCGAGTTAGCGTCTCTCGAATTACCAAAATCGCAGTTGGGTCTATTGAAGAAGTACCAGCTGATTTCAAAGAAACTAAAATCATGGAAGTAGCTAACGAGAAGAAAGCTGAAGATTATCTTCGACTATATGGCTCACTACCAAAAGGTTTTGTCGATAAATCATATTCACGCTTTAACTGGACTGTGAAGAAAGGTTTATAAAAAAACATGAAAAATGAAATTACTGAAATTGATAAAGCAATGGAAACAGCCGTCGCTTCTGTCAATAATAACCGCCCTACTCGTAGGGTACCTGTAAAGGCACAGAATACCCCAACCGCTACAATCTCTGTATCGACTAATTCTACCCAACCAAAATGTGTAGATGACGATGTCTCTAAACTGAAAGCTTTTGTAGATGGTGCTGGGCTCGCAATCAAAAAAGATAATAAAGCCTACCTACTTGCTGAAGCTTGGCAATATATCATGGTACTCAAAAACTTAACCGCTCGTTGTGAGTGTGTAGATACTCGTGATGAAAAAGGTGCATTGATAGTCACCGCTCAATGTATCATAACTGATGAAAATGACAATGTCGTTGCTGACGGCGTTATGCAAGCAAGGTCTGATGAACCATGGTTATCTGATAAACCTGAGTTCGCTGTCTATGGCATGGCACAAACAAGAGCTATCTCTCGTGCATTACGCAATAGATACGGTTATTTAGCAAGAGCTTGTGGCTTTCAGGCTACACCTGTTGAGGAAATCTCATAAAGGAAAGGTTTTGACTTTTTCTACTTAAGAGTAGACACTAATACTATTATGAAAGAGGTAAAGAAGAAAAAGAAAGCTCCTAAACGCAAAAACTATAAAACCAGAATAGATAATGTAATAGAGGTAAAAATCTCTCGCTCGCTATTCTCTCTTGATGGTAAAGACCACTTTATTATCAGAAACAAAGACTTTTCAATCTATGCTGATATTACTAATCCAAGAGTCGTAGGTCGCTCAAAGTGGCTATTCGATAATGATTATGAACAATATTGGGAAGCTGGGGTACATCATGTTGAAAAGACTGGTGCAAACCATATTCAGCTATTAAAAAGAATTAACAAAGACCTTGGATGGGAAGATTACCCTGAAGAGGATTAGACTAATAACTTAAAAGGACACAACAACCATGTTTGACAAAAAACAACACGACAAGAAATCTAATCCAAAGATGAAGGCCGACGGCCCAGGCTATCACACTAAAACTGCAGAATACGACAAAGAACCTTTTGCCGGTTCTAATCATAAGGATTTTGTGGCAAAAAGTTGTGAAAAAATCCGTATAGCATTAGGTAAAAGTGAAGCTGATGATTTTCTAATGTTCGCATTAAACGGTAATGCCGATAGCGATGACTATGCTGATATTGAGGTCGTCTCTTCTAACAAGATGCTTGACATTTCTAACTTCGAGAGCCTTGCTACACTCCTTGCTCGTACTTTTGCACTAAAGCTTGGTCTTAATAAGCGAGTTGAGAAACAGGGTAAGAATATTGACCAATGGTTTGTCGATATTTATGTTAAGCTTATAACTGATTTTACCAAAGAGCTTATTCGTACTACCGTTGAAGATTTATATGATGATAAAGACATTAAGAATAAAATCCATAAAGCTCTTGGCAAGATAGAAGCAGAAAATGACCTACTCAAATACTTAGCCTTAGCTAAAAATGCTGAAGTTCAAGGTGTGCCAGAAGAAGCTTACGAGAAAATCGCAGAAAAACTACATGGCTCAATCGTGGACATTATCGGCCGTAATCGTGAGGCTGAACTTGAACTAGTAGATTTATTCTTATATCAAGAAGCATAACTAAGATTACTATTAACGATTTATTTAGGTGTATATTAACAATGAAAAATTTTCATAATAAAAGCGATGATGAAATTAACGAAAGGTCAGCTGGTACTTCGGGCGGACAACCGCTTAAAATGCGTAAGGTGACAAATGTCTCTCTTAATGACGGCGATATGAAACGCTCTACTGAATATGTCACTGAGGGGTTCAAGGACGATAAAAACAATTTTAATCGACTATACCAATTTGACCCGACAGAGTCTGATATGACTAGGGAAGATGTCTTTAGGAAAAATGTTTTCGATAATATCAACGAACCATTTACTAGCGCTATTTATGCCAAGTTGAACGAAAATGGCACAGTATTCGCAGCTGATTGTTTCTTAGACCAAGATGAAGCTTGTGCCGTCGTCCGTAGCATAGCAGCCATGGTAGGTAACTATTACAAAGGGTACGCTCGTGGTGACTACGATAAAATGTTGGAAGGCAATTATCGCCTCGTCCAAGAATTTCATAACAGCCTCGACCATTTCTGGACTGATGAGGAAAAAGCTGGTCTAGTTGAAGCGATGAAGAAATATGTAAAAAAATGGCAAACAAAAGAATAACAATACATAATTACCAACAAGGTTCACAAGAGTGGCTAGACGCAAGACTTGGTCTAGTCACTTGCTCAAACGCATTACTACTACTCGAAAAAGGCAAACAGGCTTGTATGCTCGCAAATAAAGATGCAGCAACTCGCATTACCCCTAACGGAAACTTTTACGCAGAACGAGGTCATGTACTTGAAGAAGAAGTCAGAAATGCACTCAATGAAGATTTGAAAAAACAAGGTCTTGAACTCCGTGAGGCTGGTATCTTAACAAACTCTGAATACCAAGACGCTGGTTATTCACCAGACGGTCTTGTTTGTCGAATTGGTGAACCAACTGAAGATTATCTTGCGATTGTGGAAATCAAATCATATAACGATGTGGTGGAAAGAAAAGGCGACCCAGCTTCAGTTATAAAAACTCTCCGTAAAGGCGATAAAATCCTTGGAATAGCATACAACGAATTTGGCGACCTTGTCACAAGGGTCTATGTAGGTAAACACGCAAATGCTTGCAAAGACTATGACAATGTTCCACTTGTCGCAAGAGCTCAAATCCAAATGGAATTACTTATCTCAGAAGCTCCAATGTGCTACCTTATTCTTTACAATCCTGACGCAACTGGTACCACCCCGACAGCAAAAACTTACACAATCTTACCAGATGAAAAACTTCAGGAAAATCTAAGAGAAAAACTTCTACAAAAGTAATTTCAAAAACTTTCGTGCGTGCGTATGTAAAAGAGCATTTTCAAAAACTTTCGCATATGTGCGTATAAAGAACCATACTCTTGATTAGAGATGGTTCTTTTTTTGTGGTCTATGGTTAGTCTTCACCGATTGTCTAGGGGGGTGACCACCTATATACATAACTAAACTCATCTTGATTACTGTCTTATATGGCCCCCTCTACTACATTTAACGAATAGCCACCAGAATAAGCGAACGCAAATAACTACTAAGACAATCCGAATAAGCGAATATAAGCCACCATTAAGCGAATAAATGTACTCTCTCGTTCCTCTAGTCTCCCCCCTGTATGATGTATTTTTGCCAAATCCCGTCATACAGGGGCAGGGCGTTTGGTTGCAATACTCACACTCATACAAAAATACTGGCCTATATAGAGATGTAGATACAATAGACAATGTTCTCTATCATCCATCGCCCCCTTACTTAGCTGTATATATGTATAAAGATATAAAAACATAAAGAGATTACTACCCTCTCATCCATCTTCTCTATATTTTTGGCACAGTAATAAACTCTAATTAAATTAAAGTGGGGAAAAATTTGCTTCCTTAGATTAAAAGACGACTTTTATTAAATTAAAGGACGAAAAGTCGGCAAAAATCGACATGAGACACTAAAAAGACAAAAAAGACGATAAAGAATACCAAAAAGTGCCCCCCGATAGCGGACTTCTTGAGAAAAAGACGCTATTAAACAGTTTTCAATTTTGTTTCCAAAAGATGTTGACTTGGGTTATTGAGACTTGTTATCATTGCATTGACTTCTCGACGTATTCGCACATCTGTCGCACCTCTTAAAAAAATGCTAAAATTAATTATATATGCAATTTTCGCAATTTTGAGACACATCGTGAAGGTTCGTAAATTAAGTTTAGGTTAAAAGTTTATATGTGGTACATATCGTATCTGGGGAATACGGGCTGAATTATAGCCATAAGATAATAAAATATGCATATCGATATCGACATATAAAACCCTGAGACGATAGTCCGTAGATTATAAAAACGATAATATCTTAGAGAAACTATTGAAGATTAAAAATTCGGAATAATATTAATAATAACAATAATAAAAGAAAGGAAATATATTCAAGCTGATTATCATATTTAA